GTTAACAAGTGAAGCCTTCATTAAGAAGTCACTCATTCTCCCTTTCCAATATATGACGGCATATGAAGAAATGGTGAAGCTGGGGCCATCCATATCAAGTCAAGCGCGTATTGCTATGGTTGCCATATCCAAGGCTATCGATATCTCTCTATCAAATGTTCCGACGTTCGAAGGTGAAACTTTAGTAGTGTTGGATGTATCCGGCTCAATGACTACCGCTACAGGTAAAAATAAGCAGACACCGGCTAAGATCGGCGCTTTATTCGCTGCTGTCTTAGTGAAGGCTTCGAATGCTGATTTCATGACATTTGATTATGATGCTAAGTATCATATGATGAATACATTGGATAGTACAGTTACATTAGCTTCAGGTATCCAGTTTCCCGGCGGATCAACGAATTTCCCTAGCATATTCATGCGGGCTGCTAAGAAGTACGATCGGATCATTGTTTTATCTGATATGCAAGGATGGGGGCATGGTCAAGGAATAGATAGCTTTGTAACGGCTTATAGAGGTAAGTACAAAGCAAATCCGTTGATCTATTCATTTGATCTGAACGGTTACGGATCACTGCAATTCCACGAAGATCGTACGTTTTTGCTAGCCGGGTTCAGTGATAAAACCATGCAGATCATGCAGTATCTTGAAAAAGATAAAGATGCCATGTTGACAGAAATAAATAGAACAATTCTGTTAGCAGAAACGATAAGACCATAAAAAATAAAAAGCCCCCTTCAAGAATGAAGGGGGCTTTTTCATTAACCAATACACATATTAAAAATCAAGCGCTATTCTTGCACGTTCGTAGTTAGCTTTTCTCTCCGCTATTCCGTTTTGACCGCCATTGATCAAAACAGTTATCCATTCTATTTTACCATATTCTTTGACCACGCCATGCGGATTACGCCAACTATGCGTATAGCCTTCCGGTTGATCACAAATAAAGTTTAACGTAGGACGGGCTACCGTCCAATACCAGCAAGCGGATCGAATCGCATTGGAGGGCACTACAAGCAATTCAGGCGCATCTATAAGCCTGTTATCCTTAAACAAGGATTTACTGCACCATAGATAATTACTCCGGCCTGTGATCTGTATAAGGCCCCTCCCTTTGAATTTTACTCCGTCTCCTGGTTGAGTGTTTCCCAGATCAGTCCTCCCTTCGTAGGCGCTTCCAGATGCAAATTCAGTCAAGGCCGTAAAATTCGCACTCTCATGCGCCGTTTGTGCGATGAAGGCCCCTATACGTGCCGGTGTGTCTATATCGTACATCGGTAGGAGTGATTCGAATAGCGGTTGGAACGTAGATAAAGCTGAAGGCGATATGCCTGGAATGATCGCCTTCAGCTTGTCAGCGGTGAGTATCATGAATTCGGAATTTGATTAATCTCCGTATCTGTGTTACCATCCGGTCCTGGAATAGGAGCTTCCGGCGCTGGTGTTTTCGGTACAGTAGTTACTGGCACAAATCCCACCGGTTTTACATCAGCATGATTAGCATAAAAGTATTTAGCCAAAGCTGTGGCTTCACCCAAATCGATCTTACCGTCTTCAAAGGCATTCGCCAACATGCCGGAAAATTCCACCCAAAACGCAGTCTTGGTAATAACATCAGAATCCCCGATCAACTTAATAATATTAGCTAAGATCGTGTTGGGGTCTTGACCTTTCCACTGCTGGGCAAGCTGTAGCTTAGGTACGATCTTAGCCAACAGATCACGTACCTTATCTTCCAGCTTGGCACCAGCAGCACCGGCAATATGACCAATGATATCCGGTGTATCCGTATCGACAATGAATTTAAGCGCATTGGTAACGGCAATGGTTGCAGGCAAAAAAGTATTCTCTAAGAATTCGCTTCCTTTAGCGAAAAGTGAAGTTACCCAATGAAAAAATTTCTGAAAAATGCTCATAACGATTGTTTTTATTTGTTTGTAGAATTAATTACATCATCGAGAGAAGCATTACCTACTAACCCCTTGTTCTCTGCCTGCTTAATATCCTGTTGAACAGTGAAAGGCAATTTGCTATCATCGGTCTTTTTTAAGATAGCGCCATCCGAAGTAACAGTAACGATTTTGCTTTCAATAGGCATTTTCGACATGAACCACATCAACCCAGATATTAAAGTAACCACGTGGTTTTCTAACGTTACAGCCCATACAGGTAAAGCTGTATCAAATACTTTCAATACCCAATCGATTATCATAGGCAAACCGGTAATAGCAGTGAGTGAACCGAGAACCCATTGCCATATAATAAAGAACTTAGGCGATTTACTGGATAGGCGTGAAATTATTTCTTGTAAAAATGCTAATAGTGGATTGTTCATAGCTGTACGATTTTATTTTCTCCTGTTAAAAATGTATTTCATGGTTTCATCAAACTTATCTTCTAATGTCTTAACTCTATCCTTAAGCGTTTTTAATTCATCTTCTTTACCAACCCTGGCATTAATAAATTTTATACCGAGTATAACCAAGCCGATAAGAATGGATAAGAACTTTAAAAAATCTCCTATGGCATCATACAATGCGTGCTGTTGATTCACGGTTTAGCATTTTATTCCAGAATTCGAAATCTTGCGTTGTCCTTCTAATGCCTCTTCTTATACCAGCACCTAGTTCTATTAGAAAGTCTTTTCTATTTTTATTTATATAGTAGTCGATGCCTATTTTAACATACTCACTTATTAAGTCCACCGACTCCATACCGGAAAGGATGATGATAAAACAACGCGGATGCTTGCTTACTATTTCTTCAGCTATATTTAATCCTGTTATAAGTCCGGACAACTGATGATCGATGATAGCTATATGTACACTATCATCGATATCAGTTAAGAAATCAGAACTGTTCCGAAATAGTTTATATTTCTGTATACCTTCTTCAATAATAACGGTTTCAATAAGCGTTAAAGTTGCTTCGCTATCATCTAACGCAAATAGACGTATGTTCGTTACAGTTGACATAAGCATTTTAAATAGTAAGCCAACATTATAAATTCAAATACTAAAACAAAAATCAACAGCTTTCTATCCTGTTTAAGAGCGTATAGGGGGTCATCATTATGGTTTTCCATCAGAATAAATAAAAGTTGGTGCCCATACACCGTTAACCATTGTCCAGTTCACCCCTGTCACGGTCCTTGGTAACGGGCACGTAGGACACACGACAGGGGGAGGACAGATTGGGCATATTGGACATAAAAACGGGTTGACTTTTACAGCGACAGAAGTCGAATCAAGATTGCCTAGACTATCCTGCACGATCGCACCAAATCTATAACTTCCAGGTCTAAGTCCGGATATCGTCATACTATCCCTATTCAAGGTAGTGAAAATAACCGGTAATCCTGCTGACTGATACCATTGAACGAAGTTAGGAATAGCACGAAGTGATTTATTTGCAGAAATAGTAACTACTGAATTAGGATAGTTAATAACTGTTGAGTCGATAGTTATTACTGCAACCGGTTTACTTTTCGGTGTAACACTAAGACGGAATGCATTCAAGTATGTATATACTGATCCCGGCGCATTCACCATTGATACAACGATCTTTCCTCCTATAGATCGAACATTTGCGAAGGTCGGCCATCGCATGGTATTGGTATCCGCTATAAAGGTTATCGTATCTTTGCCTATATTAAATATAGATCGCTGTCCATCTGTTCGTTGCCTTGATGCGTATAGATAAATGGTATACTTGGCAGAATCATCTAAGTTAATAAAAGTTAAGGTTCTTGCTTTCTGATTTACGTATGATCCATAACGTATAACAGTATCCGGTAAGAAAGTTTTACCAGCCAAATACCCCACGCCATTATCATAAGTATAATCACTGGCTGATAGAATTGTCTTTATCTTAGATGGATTACCGAGTATATCGACTAAGATTTGTGATGTGTCGTTAGTACGCGAAGTGTTAGGTATAAACCACGAATTCCAAAAAGGGTTTAACCATCCGTCATTAGCCGGTAATATCCGTACATTGTATATCTGGGAATTGCAGATAAAAGGAATTAATAAAAAAATAAATAATTTGATCTTTAGCATATGTATTGTGTTTTTAAGGAATTACATTCCAATCAAAAGTAACGGTTCCCGTTAATCCTGAAAGATAGACTACATCAAAAGTAGTAGCTGTTTTATTTGTAACATAAAATAAAGCCGCTCCTAAAATATCTGTCGGAGTAACATTGACCTTGTATGTTGTTATCGGTTCTGTAATTCCGATAGTGACCGTAAAAGTGGTGGTAGCGGTTCCGACTGATGAATAAGAACCTGCTATTGCCCACCCTTTTATATTGCTTATATTTTTTATAGTCCAGGTAGTAGAACCGGTTTGCAACAGATCAAATGAAACGCTATTAGGTATAGATACTATCGTATTACCCGCTCCGTCTGTAACTGTGCCGCCTGTAAAGGACCATGAAAACGAACCCGATGTGGAAGTATTACAAAAATGAAATAATGTATTAGAGCTTCCTTGTGTCGGAATAGTAACCGTTGAATTAGCTGAAGGAGTCGTTAAATTGATATAATAATAAGGGAGCGCATTTGTAGTTGTAACTAAAGAAAAAGATGCATTTTGATTTACTGATTGTATAGATTGGGTTCTGCCTGAAAAATCAATCGATCCCGTATTATTTACTTGTACTATAGCCAATCCGTCCTGCGATCTTAAAGAGGCAGTTTGACCTTTCCATTGAACATTTAAAGCTGAGTCTGTGCCAAATGTATATGAAGTGCCTCCACTAATCGTATCAGATTTGGATAAGTAAGCCTTTCCACCTCCCCCCACATTAAATACCTGCTGAAGAGTAGGTGTTGTCGATGCTGTATTGTAAGCGAGTATAGGTGCTAAGTCAGCATAAAATATGTTACCACTGACATCCCGAATTGGTATCTTGTAAAGTGTGCTATCGAATATTTTTCGCAATATGCCAGGGAGTTTAACAGTGGTAGGCGCTTCGAAACTAACAGTATTGGCTGTTCCTAAATCGCTGTTTGCAGTAATTCTAAATCCAATAGGATCGGCTCTAAATCCGATATTTGTTGTTGTTTGTCCTATCTGCACCACATATGGATTGGCATTTTTTAGATATCCAAGCGATCCGGAAGTCGAACCAAATGTATAGTCGTACGCCGTCCCTGCTTGTGGGAAATTTGTCCCCGCCCAATTCCCTGCTATTGCTGATCCTTTTAATCCTTGACCAAAAAAATGAGTAGCGTCTTGATACCAGTAAAATTCCCTTGTCCCGCTTGTGATAGAATTCTCAATATAAGCACCAGTAAGACCGGCAACATTGCGGACAATACTGAGATCAATAGGCGCTGATGCTGTTGCTGAGCCTATTTGAAATCGACCGCTTCCCGGATTAACGGTATATAAATTACTTCCTGTTAATGTTCCACCGCTATTATAGATCATCTGCCCGTTAGCGCCTGCTGTTTGTTGATCTAATTGTAACCATGTCGGACCATTATTGGCATACCATAAGTGACCTCCAAAATTGCCGATCAATCCGGCATGCGGAGTCCTTAAAGGACCTTCAGGTAAAAGAATTTGACCTTTCGATACATTACCACCAGGAAGCTGAAGGAAAGCAAATAAACTATCTTTCACAAAAGTCCCATCCCCTAATACAGCACTGCCACGGGATATAGATGATGTGTAGGCGGGTGTTGTTGGATCGCCCGAACCTCCATCAGTATAATCAAGTCGATCAATTATAGAACCTGTAGCTGCATAATTATTACCTGCATACCCCGTAATATATCCGTGTGCTACATCCACTCCTTTACAATTTGTAAATCTGATAGCTGGCCCAGGATTAGAAATGTATTCACGTACGTTAAATGCTACCATCGTGAACATGTTAACGTTATATACATCTATCATAGGACCTGTTGAACCGAATCCTGCAAATTGAACATTCGTAAGTAATACATGCGCTACTCTTAATCCAGCCGGGACAGAATCGAGTAATCCTGTAACTTGAACATCTTCAGCAGATATATTAGTCAGTTGTATATCTGAAGTTGAGGCTACAGTATTATTAAATACCATCAGATACATGAATTGTGTAGTGTGGGTAAATTGTTGTGCATCAAATTTGCAGTTAATAATTTTCACTCCGCCTCCTCCCTTCCATCGCAAGCCGACAGCTAAGGTAGTATTAAATGCACCTGATATGAAATTACATCCCATGATAGACCAGTCACCGGTATCTGTTCGTTGTGTATTATCCATTCTAATTCCATCAGCTACAGGGGACGAAAAATGGCAGTTAATTAAAGACCAGTAATAAGCAGATACAATATCCACATCTCTATAAAATCCGGAAATCATCACATCATACATAGAAAACCGCTGATTAAATCCATACACACCGATACCTGCACCGCCTGTAGGGGTTCCTACTGGTAATGCTGAAATTATAGCCATGTGATTAAAAGAGCATACAGGCCTTCCTAACGAATTGGAATCCGTTAAAAATAAATCTCTGTTATTCGCGCCTCCATAAATTTGCGTACCGCCTTGCCGACGGCCCCCCAATGGTTGATTGAATTCGGAGCCGATCACAGGTCCGGTTCCTTCATTTCTAACAGCTACTGCGAATTTTACAGAATCATCAACTCTTATTTTACCTGATGGATACCATATTATACCGCCATTTATTCCTAAGAAATCTCTTGCCGCTCTTATATAGGGTGTTGCATCATGTGAACTATCAGTTATGGATATACCAGCAGGTACGAAATCTAATAGGTATGCGTCTCTATAATTCAATGGCAAATATGTAGCGGTGCCCGACGTTATGTTACCCGGATATGTTCTTGAAGGTAGTATTAATGAAGCAGAACCCCCGCTATTAGAGGTACGTATTAATTTCCATCCACGCGATCCACCGGCTCCGGTATCCACATAATGAAAACCACTATCTGCCGCTATATACTGCGTTCCTGTGGGATAACTAGTTGCTGCCGGAAGACTGGCAAAAGGCCCTTCTAAATATCCAGGCGCTCCACCGTAATTTATCATTTTACTATCCAGTAAACCACCCATGCTATCAGCTATCTGCTGACCACGTTCCCTGGTTTGCAAATGATGCGCATAAGAAGTATCCGTTATATCTCTTTTTAAGTTGATGCGATTAGATAAAGAAGTCGTATCGGTGCTTCCACCTGTTCCAAGTAAAAAAGCAAATTTTTCAATCGTAGACATGCGGTAGAAAGCGCTATCCCCTCTATTATAGATAGAATCTACGCCCATACCACCGCCTAACGGCATCCAAGCCTGTAAAGAAGGCTCCCATATATAAGCCATGTGACCGCAACTATCGCCATAGAGGGCGAATTTATGTTTCTTTTCTGCATTCCCATTGAAGCCTTGACTGAATAACCAAAGCGTATCCAGTGGCACGCCACAGCCGGTAGGGAAGAAAAGCGTGCTGTCTATAGACACTCTATTCGATATGGTCCCATAAGAATTGTTTGGCTTCGTGTATATTTGAGCGTTAGCACCAAAAACCATTAATAAAAGGATAGCAGATAATAGCTTTTTCATAAATTCAAAATTAAATTTTTTTACGCTTTCTTCCATCACATTTGTGATATTTAAATTCTAATACTCATGTATACACCAAAATTATCAGGTCTGTTTTCACTTCCGGCTCTAACAACAGGTGTACCTGTTGTGTTGGGTGCAGCTACATTATAAGCTATACTGCTAAGATCAGTTTCAGTAGTCACTGCACCGCCGTATTTACCACCACTTTTTGAAGGGCCTTTACCATTCGGAGCGCCGCTAACTAATCCTATAAAACTATCGTGCTTATGCGTAAGAAGCATCAAACTATTCAAGTCACCAGGAAAGCCGTCGGATGCTGTCCCAGCGTTTCCGCTTTTTGCCCGAAGAAAACCGTATTCATAAATCTTAGGTAGTCCGAAGGTAGTTGATCCATCACCAGTATTAAACTTACCATGATTATTATTATAAGATTGACCATCTACATTACTAGAACTACCCCATGCAGCTTGCGAAACAACACATGATGGATCAAGACTTGAAATGAAATCCCATAGCCTCGAATAATTTGTTCTTGATAATCCTTGTGTGCCATCCAAGAAAAGATAATTAAGTCCTATCCTTGAATAAGAATGTACGATCTCTCCGACTTGTTGCGCCCCTTCTCCGCCGAACATCACTAACCATCTTTTGGAGCTATCCGGCATAGTGAACCGGTATAACGCAAGTCGTTCCCCTTGACCTAAAACAATTCTTGAAGCTAAAGTGGAAGAGGCAAGATCAGAAGCATTTTTATACCATTCGATTTGTTGTCCTGAAAAACATTTCAGACTTGCATTTATATGTGATCCCCCACTGCTCATAAAATAGATAGGCTGATTATCTGCTACTGTTCCTAGATCGGGTAATGTTACTTCGAAATATCCGGACGATCCGCGAAGCCAATACGATTGACCTTGTGCAGTCATGTCTAATGCTGTATTGACAGACAGAATATTTGTAGACGTTATTATTTGCGAAGGCGTTTCTGTAGCTGTAGCTGTCAATTGAGGATAGAAATGTATAACAAAATTCTCATTCTCGCCAACCACATCACCAGGAACAGCTAAACGCCAACCATCCGCGTTTTTATCATCGATGGTTGTGTCTACACCTGCAATCGTTTTTATATACTGTACATTCGGATTTTGCGTGCCTTGTTCTACCCGTTCTATATACCAATTCCATCCGGGTAAAGAGCTATCAGGTCCGTATCCAGGACCTCCTGATACGATAAAAGGTGATATGCCAGCAGTGAGATACAGATCGTCGCGGACATTAAATGTATTTGCATTAGGCTGTATCTCGAATTGATTACGGATAGTTCCTGTAGGGCTTCCATCCGGGCTTTCCCAACAGATATAAATATAAACGACAGCCTGTAAAGACGCGAACGTATGTGTTTGCGTTTGCCCTGTATACGGTGAGGTCCATATTACAGGGCTACCAACTATGACAGTAGGAGCAGTTTGTTTATAGATCGCTCCGACTAATTTATTAGCTCCTGTTACCGGTTTCGTTTCTTGGAAAACTCCTATGTTCATAACTATATTTTAATCCCCTGTTACTTGTATAAGATTTTGACCATTAGTTGTACCAAACGCAGCAGCGTCAATAACGTACCCAGCTTGTTGCGGTCCTTCTAATTGGCCTGCCGTATTTAGAGTGATGCCGTCTGTGTTCTTAGCTTTACGGATTTGCATTTTAAAATATCCTTTCGCTTGGCCATCTATGTATTTTATATCCGGTTCACTATCTGCATCACGCGTATACTGATTTCCGTCTATGAAAACAGTATCAAGATCGAATATTCTTGCTATTTTCCTGATAAGATAATCCGGAATACCTGACCCAAATCCTACATCTAAAGACCATGTATCGTATGGGATGGCATTCAACAGTATGCTATCTTGCGGCTCATTATTGTATGTTTTGAATGCGGACTTAGGTACATATTTATTTATCTGTGAAAGAACGCGTATGCAAGGATGGAAAGGAGTAGCACTATTAAATATAGTTGCTAGTTTATTTCTGCTGTTTGAATAATCGTATAACTGGGATTTAGGCCATAATTTTTTAACCCATATCCCTTCTGAAATCCATTGTGCCGTACCAGCACCTACGCCCATTGTCCATAAGAAATAATATTTACCTTCATCTGGTAAAAGACTTGCTAAAAATTCACCTTGAAATACGGATTGCGGTGATATAACAGAATCAGTAACGATTTGTGTTAAATCGAATGAAATGCCTATAGGCTGTCCTTTGCAATTAAGGACTGTAACCGTAGCCGGCGATAATCCGGATGTTTGGCATTGAAATGGTATAGTATCGTTTAATTGCCAGGGTGCGAAGTAATTATTTTTATCGCAATAGTCTTTTATCCTATTCACTAACCAATCTTCATCCATCGTATAACTATTATACTTAGATGCCTTTATATAATTCAAAGGAACAAAGTGAACAGGATTTATATAAGGTATCATACTATCCATAAGCTGTAGTGTTAATATGCCATCCCAATCTAATTCTACAAGATCAGGAATTAAATTTGTTTCAGCGGCTAATAGTTTCCACGATTGAGAATCATTTAATGCAGGCTTAACGGTAACGTTTAGTGGATAACCATAATACGTTTTTCCTTTCCATAAAAATGAAATGTAACCGTTAGCAGAAGCGTCGAATATTTGTTTAGCCGTATACGGAACTTGCGTATCGAATTCAAATACTAATGGAAGCCATTTCGGATTGCCTAACTGGTGATAGTCTATAGAAGCGTTCTCTGTTATTGACACACCGTTCAATGTATTACTTAAGAATTGATTTTTATCTGCTGTTTGGAAAGATAAAGACCCATTACCTATCATGAATAGCATAGACCTTAAGGCCCTTCCATTTGCCATTAACATGCGCATAGGCGTGAAATCTTCTATATTAAAACCTGTTTCCGGGTTAGGTATACCAGATATAACGTCATAAACTTTACGAAGGAAAGGATAAGCCTTAATCGTACCTGATTGAAATAAAAAGTCTATAGAATAAATCCAGCAGCTTACGTTTGTACAGGATGCCGTTATCCAATAAGTATCGTAATTGACTAGGCCAACTGCTCCACTGAATTGCGGATTATGTACTGCATTAATTGTAGTTTGTGCTGTCGTTCCGTTATATACGATGTGACCTATGTTTACACCGTTTTTCCATAAATCGAAAGTTACTGTTTCACTTGTTCCACCTTGAATAAAAGCCGATATAGCTAAGGACCAATTAAAATTCTTATCCTGCACATTGGATAAGAAACGAAAATATTGAAAGCCGTAAGATACTACCTGTATGGTGTTGCCATCTACAACAACTGTATTAGCGGTTATTATAGGTAGCGATATTAATTGTTGCGTTATACTAGCTTGTATTGTAAGAGGTCCAGCCAATTGACAAATAAAATACCCGGCTCCAATATTCAGTGACATGGAATTTATCTGCACTGTACAAGTTCTAAACGTATCAACAGTGAAATAAATATTATCGCCTTTATTGAAAAATAACGTATTTGAATAAACGCCATTAAATATTGTGTTAGTTGTCGTAACAATTCCGAACCATTGGCTAATAGCCACTCCATTTATGTACATCGTTATCAATGCGGAATCCCCTGCTAATCCATTGAGTAAAGCAGTGAATGAAACTGCTATAGATTTAACTCCTGGTGCAGGCTGATTAAACATGAATATTGAAAAGTCAAGACCATTAATAAAATATTCGCCATCTAACGTGCCACATACTACGCTTTGGTAGTTCATTCCTTTTATTAATAACAGATTTGTGTTAGTAGCGCTTGCCGTATTCTGTATGTTAGAAGTGAATGATGCTTTATAAAAATCATACACGAAAGAAGTGAAGTCTATGTTAAGCGCCCACTTATCACTATCACCCTGGTTAAAGGTTGACGATTTTCCGCCTTGCGTATTGTATCTCTTCAATTCAAAACCATAGCTATCGGCTCTTATAGGTGATATAATACCTAATGTCTTAGCCAAGGCTTTAACATTCGGCTGAAACCGAGAGGTATTATTATATTCAAACTTACCGCTAGTTTCATCATAATCGTTAGCTTGGTATCCTACTTCCAGCCAATTAAAAAGATGATCCGTATCTGGTGATATTTTAAAATTCGACACTTGCGGAAGCGTCATCGTCACGTTAGAAGGATCGAGTACATAGAAACGGCTTTCTATAAAGATAGAATCCTTACCATTACTATCCGGTTGATTGCCCAAAGAAGCGCATTTAACCGCATTTATCCAGGCAAAGAAGTCAGATAATTTTATTTTAAGTACCGGTCCTTGCGTTGTAAATTGATTATAGTCCGTATTATTCGGATTGCTTGGATTGACGGTAGCCTGATTATAATATTGAAAATAATTAGGATCAGTAGATGCGCGTATCGCATCCCCTGAAGTCAACACAAACCGTTCTACTTCCTGTAATAGGTCACTGGTGAAAGCATAGTTAAAAGGTTGATCAGTTGTGGAGGCTAAAGCATTCAAACGTTGTCCTATGAGCTTCCATACATTGGGTGCTGTAATCCCCCACACACGCGAAGGTCTTAACTTAGAAGAGAAAGCAACACTTAACGATCCGCCCAATATTTGTATAGGACTTCCGGAAAAATTATTGAAGAAGAATATGAAAAGATTTTCATTTGGCTGTAAAGATATGGTTTGATCGAAATCAAACGTACGTTGTCCGTCAATTACGATCTGACTTTTAGACGGCAGAAAGAAAGGCGTAGGGTCTGTAGGTTGCGGATTCTGTCCAGTAACCAATCCAACTGCATGATCCGTACCACCAACTCCGCGAGGTTGAGCTAAAGAAGTAACAGCATACATATAGAATATAGTGTTATGCTGTGAAGGGTCTGATTTAATAGATATCGATCCTTGTATACGAACAGTGGTAGCCGATTGAGTCGAACTAAAAATAAAATTAGCCGACTTCTGGTAATACCCCGCATATGGCTGTTCTAAATTCTGATCACCTTTTATCACCCCTATATTATCTCCATCATTTGATACATACACTAACGGTAAAGGTTGATCGCCTGCATAAGGTGATGCCAACTTTAGTATTTGATAATGGAATACATCATTGAATTTAATGCCATCGGCTAATATTTTTATATTCTCTGGTATAGAACCATCGCAAGGTAGTTCGATGGTAGTATTCTCATAGGATTTCAATAACTGAATTATACCACCTTCCATTACATTCACTGTTACCCCTTCAGTTACTTCATTAACATTCTGCGTTAGATCAAGTTGACCGGAATAGTAAGGCATGAACGCACCGTTTGATTCATCCCATTTACATACCACCAGCGTTACCGGTTGTTCAGTACCGCGGCCTAAGTAAAAGAGCTTACGAACAATACGTGCCCCATCACCTATAAATTTTAACGGTATAGAGAAGGATCGGTTAATACCCCAATACGTGGAATTCCTGGCATAGGATAACTGTATGTCTTCCCAGCCATCCGGGTCTTCAGGCAATGAATAGTCTTTGCCATCTAAGACTATATTACCTTTTTGAAGATTGCCCATACTATCGATATAATAGCAGAGACCGGACGAAGTTTCCGTTAAAAAATATTTCCAATATTGACTAGAAACTCCCATTAATGTAAACTTTTTTGAAGATACTCACCCCATTTCGTATTTATATCGATATGTATGGAAGTGTTTTTACGTTGTTGCTTAAATGCTTTTTCCAAACGTTCTGTCTGATATCCTATAGCTTCCGCTATCACTTTACCTGTATTTTCTTTTTTATCATTAACGATCAGCACACCGCGATCATTAATAAACATATTTTCCGATCTCATTCTTTCGATCTCTGAAGGTGGTATAACCTGAGTGTGGGCAGGCAGATCAAGTATAGTAGGAACGCCAGGGGACCAATATCCGGGCTTTCCAGGTTCTTGTATGTATTCCCGCTGAAATCGATCGCCTACCCATGCTGGACCTCCTACGTGGTCCTCAGTACCGAAACCGTAGGTAGGTAATGGTCGAGCTAATATTTCCGTCACCTTGGCCGCTGTTATGATGCCGATAGCTATAGCTTCGGCTTGTCCATAGATCGGTATTTTTAAAGCAGCAATAGCAGCAATAGCACCTTGTTCAATAGTTTCAGCTACAGCTACATCCCTATCGAATTTAGCTTGACGCACTTTTATATCGCGCTGCCTGCGTTGTAGCGCTTCGTTATTTGCTTCAGTCTGCCGGTTAATTACATTTAAAGCATTCGCTTTTTCTTGTTCTCCTAATGTCGATTCAGCAATTCGATTCGTTTGTTGTTCCTTATACTTGTTATTTTGATCGATTAACTTTTGAACATTATTTAATTCACGCTCAAAAGATGCATCGATCAACGAAACAACAGCATGCGCGGATTCTTGTGCTGCTTCTTCTCGAAGCTCTTTTACTTTTTTAATGTTCTCTAACTCATGATCTGTAACTAAGTTACTTAAATCCATTTGCGCTTTGGCTAAAGCAGCTTCAGCATCCGCCCGTTCTTGCGTCCCTTCCTTGTATAATTGAGTTAAGGCAAATTGTTGCGCAACTTGTTGTTGTGCTAATTCTTTCTGATCGTTATATTGCTGTTCTTTACGTTTACGTTCAAATTCGCCGGGACCGATTTGACCGGATAATAATTGATCATTCAATCCAGCACCTTGCTGAGTTTGAGAGACTATGGTTTTATCCCTCTGTTTTTGATAGAATTTATCCAATTGATCAAGCTGCCGCTGCTTCGCTATTTTCTGTTCCTCTTCTAAATTCCTTTCATGATCGATATTTAAGTTAAGTATGTCAGAATTATATTTAGCGATTATCTTCAATCGCTCTTCTTCTGTCATACCTTCCTGATCAAGTTCTTTTAAAAATTCAGCGCCTAGTATTCTACGTTGTGTATCATAAAAGGCAAGTCGTGCAGTTATTCGCTGATCACCTGTTGACTTTTCATCGTCTAATATCTTTTGCGCCCTGGCTTGTTGATCCTGCTGCTCTAATTTAAATATTTCAACTTGCGCGTCACGATCTCTGACATAATAAGAATATACGATATCCCGTCTTTTATCAGATGCGTCTTTTGTTATTTTAGTTAATTCAGATTGTAATTTTTCAAAGGCTTCTAATCGTTGCGTATCAGTAGAGCCAGGATCATTTTTTACATCGTTGTAATCAGCTACAGCTACACGCCTTTCTTGTTGAGCGTTCGATTTAACAGCTTCCAGGCGTGCAGTTAAAGAAGATCGGAAATCAGATAAGACGCGTTCATTTGAATCAGTTATACCAGCAGCTTCTAACTTAGTTGATTCAAGGATATACTTACGTCTTTCATCAGCGGCGAATTTAGCTTTTTCCGTACGAATGTTTTCCTGTTCATTCGTGGTATTGGTTTTATCTTCTTCCGCTTTAGTATAGTAATCATACGTATCACTTGCTATTTTTTCTTCTGCTTTCGCTGCTTCTAATCGTTCTTTAATATCATCGACCTTTATGTCTTTTTGTTTGCGCTGCTTATCCGACATAGCAAGCGCATTGTTCAATTCTTTTTGAACCACACTTACCTTATATGATTTATCCGTTAAATTCTCGAAATAATCGTTTTGTGCACGATGTAAAGCATCAACACCGATAAGACCTTCTTTAACGTATGTATCTTCTGCTTTTGATAACGCTAATGTATATTTGTTATCCGCTATCTCTGCATTTTTTGCAGCTATCTTTTCTTTAATAGCGAATATGGCATATTGATTTTGACCGCTCTTCTCTTCAAGTTCCAATTGATGCTGAAGATCGGCAAGTCCTCTTTTACCTGCTTTATCTTGTAGATCAGCAATTTTTTGGTAGTTGGAAATCTGTTCGGACAAGGCATCATTTAATTCCTTCTGCTGCTTTATACTCAATTCCGTTTCTGCCGTCCATTCTTTCATTTTCATCACCAGAAAGACGATCGCGGCTCCTACGGCGACGATCACTAATCCCAGGCCGGTAGCTCCTATAACAGTGATAAGACCGCTAATAGCTCCTGTAGACGCTTCTGTAGCTGCTGTTAATTCGATCTCGGCCACTGTTAGGGCTTCCATGGCTACCGTTTGTGCAGCTTCACCTTCAGCAGCAGCTAGTGTAGCCTGAGCTTGTTGGTACTTCACAGTGGCGTTTTCCAAAGTAGCAGCGGTATCTACGCCCGTAATGGCTACACCAGCTTTTGTTGCAGCAGAACGAAAAATAGTAGCTATTGCATTACTTTTTTCCAATAGTTCATGAATTTCCTGCAAGCCTTGCAGAATGGTCATGATCGCAACTAATTTATTAAGTTCCTTCTCCACTTTCTCATTTCCATCTGCAAATATGGCGGCTGCACCTTGCCCCAATGCATATGCACCGGCTAAGGCCTTGGCAGCTATAGTGATCGATTTTATTATAGGTAAATTGTCGGCTAATAATTTTTGAGCTTCAAGGAAATCTTTCTGTTCGCGTCTGGCATCCGCCGTAGACTCTTCTAAAGTTTTAAAACCTTGTGACGCTCCTAACCCGGCTGCACGTAATGTATCCAAGGCTTTAACACTAGACCGTATTTGCGCACTGGTAGATGAAAATCCTTTGCCCTGTTGTCCGATAACTACAGATAAGGCTTCGGACTGTTGAGCGAGTTTAGGTAATACACCACCGGCATCATTGCCAGACTTCCGAATATTCTCCATCTGTAAATTAACTTGCGCTAACTCTTCTTCAAGGATACGTAAAGCTCCCGTATAATCACCCACTTTACGGCGGGACTCTCCGACTGTTTGATCAATACGTTTAAGCGCATTAGTCATAGAATTGGCTTCAGCACTTGCCTTATTCGCTGCTTCTACATCTTGTGGATTACCGGTTTGCAAGGCAGTAGCTTGTAAAGTTTTTGCTTTAGCTGCTGCCTGATCCCGTTGAAATTCTAATTTCTTATAAGCATCTAGTTCGCTGATGGCTTCTTTTGTGCGATCCTTAGTAGCTTTCGTATCTTCATATTTCTGTTGAATCTCTTCCTTAGTAAGATCGGAATTTTTCTTACGTGTCGTAGTCCCCTTGTTAATTGCATCAGCTAATTGTTTTTCAAGATCGGCACTTTTTTGTATTTGATCGTTAAGTTGTTTTTGTATTTGTATGAGTGCATCTGATGCGGTAGCGGCTCCTGTCATAGCTGATGTAACATTTTGCCAATTCTTAGCTACAGTGGCTACGTTTGACTTACCTTGGAACTGTTCTAAATTTTCATACAGCCTAACCAAGGCAGTAGCATCTTGCTGAAGTATCTTCTGCAATTGATCATGTTCGCCGGTGATCGCAGCGATGTTATATACACTATCTATCCTTTCTACTCCTGGCATTGTTACGTATTTTTAGTAGCTAATTTTATCGCTTGTTGTTCCATCGCTTTGATAGATTTTAAAAACTGTCTAACAGTTATGTCTCTATCTATCACACTGTACTTCCTGTAAACCGATATATTAGTTAAAGAGTCTTCGAAAGTTTCACGTCCGCCTTTTTTATCAGAGTGTTCAGCTTGTAGTGCTTCAAATTCTTTATGCAGTAAATCTAATTCTGTATTCCACCGCTTGCATAATTTAATTACTATCTCTAACTTTTTACACCGCTGATCGTTACTATCGTTTTCAGATATCCTATTATCAACACCATAGTATTTTAAGATATCCAGTAGTTCAGTATTGAAAGAAATGGATAAGTGCTTTACAATTTTATTGACGATAAATAATTTTGTTGATAAATAATTTATCTCTATCGTCTTATTATATAAATCATTACCATCCCCTTCAGTGAGTAAATTAGCATACTCCACATATATCTTTTCCCAGGCTTGTAATTTTTCATCTTCTGTTGCCTCACCGGTAATTACTAACCGATCATAATCTTTATCGAAACAACACTCTAAAAATATATCAAGCGGCACCCGGCAGTCCTGATACAACTTCGACAATGTTGAATTTGTTTTCAACTGCTGTCCCAAATTCTGCCGGAAAGAATTGCCCGGCTTCTTCGCATATGCAAAACGGTTTCCCTTTTTCAAGTGCTTGCTTTTGTGCTTGTTGTCTAACTGAAGTTCGATCTTTGTTCCGTTGCAATCCGGAGTCTCCGCAGGTAGTACATGGTCCCATTTTAAAAAGGCGATTCAGATAAAGAAGCTGCTACATTGTCTGTAAATGCGGGTCGTAATTTTTCAATATAAGACTGCAACCATTCAGTATACAACGTCCATATTTGTTTACCATATTTACCTTCTAACGAAGCAGCTTTTTCATCAGTGGAATAAACAGTTATACCTTCCTTCGATGCGCTAGCGGTCATCCTTTCATAGAACGATCCGGAAAGTCTCAAATCCGGATTTCCATAACCAGGAATCGAGTTCATTTGATTTTTCTTCCTGGCATAAGAAGCCCATGCGTAAGAATGTAAATGCTGACCTTTCGAATCAATACCGCTGTACATCTGATCCTTCTGTTCCAGGAGGTACTCCGCCCTTGTCTCCGACAGACTTGTCACCATTAGAAACTCTAAGTTTTGTTTCTCCACTGCCTGAAGAAAGTTTTGTATCGTTCGCATAACTTGATTTTTCTGTATTCGCACTACTGATCAAATCGTATGCTTCAGCTAATTGAGCCTGCGTAAGTTTGTTTCCTGTACCACCTACTAATTGAAATTGTTTTTTTGTCATAGACAAAACAACTTTCTCATTAAAGCTAGTTCCTTCGTACATCATGCTATTACTTTTTTACTTTTTTGAACTTTGGTTTAGGACGTTGAATAGGAACTACTTTTCCGTCTCCTAATCGTTTAGCCGTTTCCGGTGTGATTTCGTTTCTGATTGAATTAGCTACGGAAATCTTTTTAACCTGTTCCATACCGTTAGAGTTAAAGCCATCCGATTATTATATCGGATGGCTATTTACTAATTAAGAAGCGATCACTGTAAGCTGGGCTTGTTCGGATTCATACCCGATGATACCAGCAGCAGACAGCAGAGAAGGTGCGGCCAACTGCATATAAATTGCATTGTTGGTAGGATAATCCGGGTCTGCCGTGTTCAACAGAACATTAAAGCTCTTAGAACCTGCAACAGGTGTTACAGAAGTAACAGTTATTGGATTCCCGGTTGCCCCATTTTGAGCCAGCCATAACGCACCGCTGGAACTTACCAAGTCAACGCTATAATCATCGAACAGATTAGCCCCTCCGCAATCTGTTTCTACAGTCACGGCTACAAGCCCGGTGCCATGGTTAAATCCTGTCACCTGTAACTTGATATCCTGTAAACCCTTAACATTGGTAAGCGGGAAATTAGCCTGCGTATATTCGCTGTCTTCATTGGCGTAATTGGTATCGAAAATGAAGCGAAGCAAATACTTGGCTGTATTCGATCCGGTATTCATCTTCCACGGCAACGCCTGGAATACTTGCATGGGAATGGCTGCGATCTCTCCGCTATCGTTGTAGCCAAGAATCTTCTTTTCCTTGTCGTAGAAAAGAACCCATGTGTTGCCATTACCATTGTGCGTTCTCAATGCCTCCAACAGACAGAAGCCGCCCGCGGTAATCTGGAATGTCCAGTCATAAACGCCATCCCGGACGAAGGCTTTAGAGCCGTCCGCAAACGTTTCAATCGTTGGATCGTCCGTGTTATCCTGTGGATTAAGGAAATTATGTACAGGATAACAGCGCCCGGTTTTGCTGTCCTGCCATGCCAAACCCTGAAGGGTATTCTGTAAATCGGCCAGTTGCGCCCTATTGAATTTTACAGGACTGTCGAACAGGAAGCAACCGGCGATCAGCTTCCAATCGATAGGACATCCGCGGCCAAAACCAACGTTTTTTCTGTTGGTGCCGCAATCTATTTTGTGTACGTCTGCCATGATTAAAAAATTTTTAACAGTTAAATATTGTAAGCGAAAGATTCGTTATGTCTATAGCATCTACGTAGTCGTTCAGTTTATTTTTATCGGTACCTCCTACCGATTGTCGGCCCCAATATGCGCGGTCCCATTTACGATGCCGTATTTTTTCCGTACTGCTTTCATTGACCATATCACTATCTGCCATGCCTTGTAAAAGTGCATAGTAAATAGGATATAGCACCGGCTTAAATACTTTATTCATACGGTCATCTATAGTGTACGTGCTATCCGTCTGATGTGCTACCACTATGTTAAGCGTTACCGTTGCGTAAAATCCTACTTCCACACCTCTATCTTCAGGAAAATCCTGAACAAGATATACAAGCGGATATTTTATATTACGCAATTGCGGTGACTTATCATAGTTAGATAATGTAGTAATTAACTCTTCAAAATGCCCTTTTTGATAGTCGATGGTTTGAATCATCGTCTTACCTAATGCTGCTGTTTCATTCGCTTGAATGATTGGTAATAAGTCAGGAGTTATAGCCTGTACTATATCACCAATAACATCTACTATGTAAACAGGATTTTGCATTAGAAACCAAATTTATTTATAGGCTTAAAGAAGTTGTAATTAATTTTCAACCGGTCATACGAAGGATATACGTCTACGCCTTTCATATCTATGAACTGCCATAGGCCTAGCATATCCTTAGACGTTTGATTGAAAGCATCTGACATTTTAGTCATCCCCACCGCTCCTTTACTGTTTTCACTTTCCCCTTCTATAACTCCCATAGCGGAGATATTAGCGGCTTGATCACGAAACCATTGGTAGTATACATAACCTGCTAACGGTGATGCATAGGCTGTAGCTGGTGATCCTGTAGGCTGGATGTTAATGAAATGGAATATAAACACTTCACCATTGGCAAACTTATCACCTACTTTAAGCAAGGTAATTGTTTGACTGTTATTATTTATATCCACGTCTACATCTTCTATCATCGTCCCAAACCCCCGCCGTTCTATTGTATATAGTGATCCGGCTAGATCAGCATTTGTAAAAACGCTTTGTCCTGGCACCGGAGCGCCCGGCTGTCCGGCAATGAACGTCCTAATCGGGCCATTCGAATTATTGCTACCGCCTAAAGGAGTACCACCGCAAAAGCCTACCCAATGCATTTCCCGTAGCGGATTCATCGGTATGAACCAATCCCGATGATATTGCATCCAACCATTACGCCATTGAAAAGGAGGCCACATACCGTTAGAAGTGAAGTCAACACCATCCCGTAAATCTAACCATTTCTGATCTATAACAGGTGCGTTTAGCCCTGCCACAAAATCTTTCCATAGTTGATAACCTAATGCCGCTTGTAGGAATAGAGGTTCTTGCCGTTGTATGAACACATTTAAATTGTCCACAACGGCAGGTTGACCTAATTGTGCTATGGTCAGACTTCCGGTAAAATATCGATTATCAATTAACGACATATACGTAGATGCTAATAGATTAAACTGCTGCTTTCGCGTATCCTTTTTCGATCAGAACTTTGGCAACCAAAGTATGAACCCGGTAACGCTTGCCTTTCGGCATGTCTTCATAAATACCGGTCCCTTCAATGTTTGTTAAGTCACTGAACTTGTGAAAAGTGCAATCCTTCAATTCGGATTCACCCATCGCTATTTGATCTTTTGTCTGAAACAGCATATGCTTTAATTTTTACAATGAATTAATAACACAACTAACAGTTTATTAACTGTTAGTTGTATCGTTGATAACGCCTTTGATAACGGCAAACGTTCCATACACCCATGCGCCTAAACGATTGGACGAAATGTAGTCATAGAAATATTGCTCGACCAACAGCGTTTGTTGGTTCTGTACGAAGTCCGTACCGTTATATCCGATACGAATGATCAGACCGCCTTTGAAGTCCACATTATAGGTAGTACCATCGCCTACCAGGAAGTGACCTACAGCGATACGCGGATCAGTGATGACCTGTCCGAATTCAAAGGTACTGCCATTAAAGGCAAAAGGAGGCATCTGATACCGGCCCACGTCATCCTTAGTCAGTTTCATCTTCCAGGCATCAGCCGGGTTCAGCACCAGTACTGTAGGCTGAAAGAACAGACTTTGGATTTGCGTAATAGCGGCACCGATAGCAGCGTAGTCATCAGCATGGTAGATACTGCCATTCAATCCGGCATAGGTATAGGTTGGCAGGGCGGCGATCATGTCGGCCAGCACCAGGGCGTTCAGCCCGTTCATCACATCGATGTTGGCCAACCGGCGAATGTTTGTCACCAGTTGCGGCATGTCATTCATGAATTCATCCGTCAATACTAAATACCCGGCGATCTTCTTATAATCGGAAGATTTACGAACGAATTCGTATTGTACCATCGGCTTTATCTGGCCTTCAGGCGTAACGGCGAAATCACCCTGTTTCGGCGCTTCATCCCACCAGATCAGGAACGGCTGATTGGTCTCCCCGACATTCACGAAATCGAGAATGAAAGGCGTACCACGCTTGATCTCATAAAAAGGACCATCGCCCAAACGGAGTGCCGTACCCGTGGTGATGCTGTTGGTGATCGAACCGCCTGTAGAGATCGCTGTAACAGCGGCAGCTTTTGTATGCTTATCATACGACAGGTGAAACTCTGCATGACCTGTACGCGCTTTTGTGATGTTGGAAAAACCGTCTTTTACAGCTTCGAGAACATCCTTAAGCGACTTGGTAGCAGGAGCAGCCTGTTCCCGTAGAGCCGCGATCTCCGCCCCCTGACGTTTGATGATGTGGGCCAATGTACCCTCTTTGGTGTCATCCAAAATAGCGTCTGTTGCGGACTTGATTGCCGCATTCATGGCTACCTTAAACATGCCATCATCGCCCGTTTGTTTTTTAAACTCGCTATTGATAGCGGTCTGAATGTCTTCAGCAGTTGCGGCTTCAGGCATATCCGCAAACTTCACATTTAATGCCTCGACGAATTTTAATTGATCACCCGTCAGGCCGTCTGTTTTCAATTTGAATTTCATGATTTAAATAAATTGGAGATTAGAAAAAATGGTAGAATTTTGTTTCCGCATGGAAAGTGCATTACAGTCAGGGCACGCGTAAGCCCCTTCTTCATTTGGCTCCATGTTTTGAGAATCAAAATCCGTCCCGCATCCATCGCAAGTGATCATTTGTTGAGTGTCCTTAGTACCGGCCCTTTTACGGGTGGTTTGTTCAGACGGCCCGGTCAAAAATAACTCACTTATAATTTGTTTAAGCTGCAAGGTTTCCATTTCGAATTGTTGCATAGATTCATCCGAAACGGTCCCTGATCTTAATTGTTTACTCAGTCTTTCAATACGTTCGTTAACTTTCATCGCCAACAAATCTTTGTTCTGACTTTTAACACCTAATGCAGGAGTTAAAGAGTTAGCGCCGAAAGCAACTGTAGACCCTTCATACAGCATAATTTCTTTCCAGAAATACGCCATGCCAGCCTTCACTATGTCAGCATGATTAATGACATTGGCGATCATCTTATCCCAATTTTCACTGTCTTCATCCAGCCATTCTCCGTCTAAGAATCGGAAACCGATGCTATGGTTATCGTACACTTCATCCTGATACTTAATAATAGTATCGATACCATCCTGTGTTTCGGACATTTTAGTTTCGAAATAGATGCCCGTGATCTTTTGATTGTTATACGTTATGGTTCTTTCTTCCAGCACTTGTATCTTTCCTGGTAACTTAGTCCAGTCATGGAAAAGTAAATGCTTTATTTTTGCAGGCGCGGAACTATTAGGACCGCGTTCAGTGATAGACTTCTGTGAAGCGCCCGGTAAAATAACATCATAATCACTATCGAAATAGTTAAACGTATTATACAAGCCGGTGACTATCTTTTTAGATACGTCAACGTCTTTAATAATAGTGCCGTTCGACCAACTTTTTACAGCATAGATCGTTTCTTTACGTTTAACTATGTCATTTATCTTTTCCATCGTCTTCACTTTTTGGGTCTTCTTCACCGGTATCTAATGCAGCCGGATCAGTCGGTTTAAAATTGGGTTGTATTTTACCTAGCTTAATAAAGTCAGATCGGTAAATATCCCAACCCGAAACAGTATCTATTTCGTTCTGTTCAAGAATTTCGTTAGCCGTTATTAAGTCCTGATTCCACAACAGCATTAGTGATTGATTCAGATAGTAAGATGCTTGCCCTTGTTCTTTTTTGTTTTCCTGAAGTGCCGGAACGTGACTGTAATTTTTTCGTATGATTATATTACAGTCATCGGTTTTAAAATACTCGTTCCACTGCTCATAATAATCTTCCGATTCAGGGATAACCCCATCAGTGTATATCTGTGCTTGATACTGTGCGGTATTCGATACGTTAGGGCCTTTCTCGCTATTAAGTAAAGGGGAGGGATAGTTAAGCGCATCGCAAATACGCATAATGTCATCGGTTACTTCTTCGAACAACATCAAATCCTTCGTCGGCTTGCCTATAGCCGTCCAATTCATTTTAGTAGGTGCTATGATGTGACGCCATTGACCGCGTTGAATGCCGTATTGTCGCTTCATATCCTCCTGAAGCTGGTTCTTTTCATCCTCCTTTAAAGGAATGCTGCCGGAAGTATCAGTTGCATCGGATGAAAACAGCCCTTGCGCACCTGCATAATTGATCAATTCATGCCGCGTCATGTAGGATGCAATAGTATTATTTATCGGCATCGCTATTGCTCTTATACGCGAATCCGGGAACAGCATAGAATACGATCCAGGTGTGAAATCTTTGAAGATAAACAGATTCTTAAGCGGGAGATTTGATGTAAGACCTTTATAATTGAGTCGGATCGATTCTATGAGTCCTGTTATATCTGTTTGGAAGAAAAGTTTATTCGTCTCCGTTATATCCACCATGTAAGGTGGTATATTCCATAAAGATGTTGCATACATCGGCCCCATATCCTCAAACCCGGCAGGCATAATAGGAAGCGTAATACAGAAACCGAAAAGCTGAATGTATATGTATTGTTGCGCCTCGAACTGTTTCCACGTTTGTATGGGATTGGGCTTACGCATAAGTGCCTTTATGCGTTTTGCCTCTAATGAATTAGCTTCCTTTTTTTGTGTATTAAGGATTTCTGTTTTACCATTAATGTAACATTGAGCTTTCCGATTCATCACCGCGGCCAGGGGCGGACAGTTCATGTATGCTTCTAAAGCACTTCTATGATTCTCATAAGCAAATCGGTAATCTATTCCATTGCCACCAAAGAAAAAATTACCGTTGAATGAACCTCCTCTATAAATAGATGGTGAAATGATATCGATGTAATCGCCGAACGCTAAAGATTTTTTCAATCCGTTAGCTGCACCGCCTATAAATTTCGATAGTTTGTTTGCCATATAAAATAAAAAAGAGGCCAACAGTGTTTTTAAATACTGTTGGCCTCTTCGATATGGGGCTCTTAATAGATAGCTTATTTTCCGCTAGTTCTCTGTCTGTTCCTATACACTTTATCCTGAACCGTAGCCATAGGATCGCTAGCTTCACGAACTTTGAATATGTTTAATGTGCCGCATCGTCCGCACTTAACCTGTACATTCCCATCTGCACCTACATTACCTTTGAATAGGAGACGCTCACAATTCGTACAGCGGTGCGGGGTTAAAGGTGCATCTGATGCTATAGGTTCTATCGACTCTTCTGTCGATTTCTCTTTTAGGACTTTAGCCATGTAAAAATAACAATAAATTGGAAATAATATCAAATATATAGTTATTTCCCTGAAACTGCGAAAATAAAAAAAGTCCCTGGTGAAAACCAAGGACGGAATTTAAAATCCATACCCTATAAAGAAAACCCGAAAAAGCCAGTCTAACCTGACTAGTCCGGCTTTTATGAATTAGCAGGAGGTGCGGCCGGTGTATTCGCTGCGATAGCAGCAGCCAAGGCAGCAGAGTTACTATGAATCTGATCAGCCAGCGCTTTAATAGCAACAGGATCATCGGCATTATCCTTAATCTGTTGCGCGAGGCCCTGGATCAAAGAAATAGCTGATTGCTGCAAGTCGGTATTATTTCCGACTTCATTTTGTAAATTCTGAAGTGCAGTGTTCATGATTGAAATGAGTTTTAAAATTAGGTGCTGTTGTTCGATGATATCGCTTTGGTTTTGCAAAATAGCATCTTGTTTGCGCTCTATATTGCGTAGCCTATTACATATTCCGAACATGCCAATAAAATTTGTTAGAACTGTGAAGATATAAATTATTTTCAAAGCTCCAAAAATAATTTATATCTTCGCCTTCTGTAAGATTAAATCTACTTTCATTTCTTTCAACCCCCTTCTATTCTTAGTAAGGTGGTTTTTAATAGTACTTATCCCTGTCTTTCCTGGCATATCTGATAGGGTCCATTAAGTGATTATAATCGTCTATAGGCTCTTCTGTTGGCTCTTTATTTTTATCTAGCGCCCATTTATATTCTCTATATTCAGTTGCCAAGTTCTTACTATCTTCCGTATAAAAGACATTCATTTCTTTCACCGTTGATATACCTGCTTTGATCGATCCTTTCCCCTTTGTAGCTGGGTATATATTAAACCCCTGCAATAATTGTTTATAGATCGGTTTTATCGTATCACCTTCCATGATAGTCGCCTTAACCCCTTCAAGATCGGACATATTGAAGCCTCGTCTTAACTTAGATATGCTATCCGGTTCAGCGCTATCTGCGACAATGCAATGACTACCGTTAACGCCTAATGTACATAATTTAATAGCGATCTCTAAGTTTGTTAAGGGATCATAGTTAAGCTCTCGAACGTACATATTGTTCTTTACAAACTTTACTTCAACTAGTCCTGCCGGTGATGCGAGACCGAAGTCTAACGCAAATAAAGACTTTGCATCTATTTCATCAAATTGACTATTAGTGATAGCTTGCCATCCGCTGAAAATCCTGCCCTTCTGTCCTTCGCTAACGAGACCTAATACAACCGTATAAAAGTATTCCGGGTCTTTTGTTAAGTATCGCAGAAGTTTTTGAACGGTTATTGCATCTAAGTTTTTTATATTGTCTAAGAAAGTGGAATAGATTGCAACTAAATGGGAATTTGATTTAGGTATAGCCTTGTAATATTTCTCCTTTACAGGCACCGGAAAACCTAAGTAGTCATCCTTCGTTGCTTCCTTAAGGTTATAGTCATCCCAAAACCAATGCATTTTAAAAGGCGGGTTATAGATACGTAATATCTTAACTCCGCCTTTTACTTTTATTGTACGTAATGATAAATCTAACTGATCAAAATCTGGCTTTCCTATTTCATCCGCTTCTTCTATCAGTACGTGCGTAACCCCTGCTATAGATTTTAATTTTGCTGTTCGACTATTAGATTTAATTACGCCTTTCGATATGATCGTATTGCCAGTTGGTCGATAGCATATAGTCATTAATGATTCATTAATATCGAAGTCGGTAGACTTGACTGATCCGTTCCGCTCTTCCACTTCTTCTATCCGATCTTTAAAGTCTTGGAATAGCGATCCGCGCACATCGCTTAATACTTGCCGTAAAAAGCAACCGCGGAAATATCCTTTTTGCGTAATAAGATGGAGAAAATACATGGTGCCGTGGTAAGAACCACCACGGCCACGACCACCCATTAAATCATAGTACCGACCTCGATCAAAAAAGAGAGGTTTGTAGACTTTACTAAAATTGCAGATCGCCATATTAATCTTCGTCCTTATCTTCAGTGTTATCTTCGAATATCACTTTATGTTCATCCGGGTTTACTGTCTCTTCCGTTTCAAGTATCCTACCATCCGGACCGCGGCGAATGATCATTTCAGCAGATTTAAAACCTAGCATTTCACGTAGGGCATTAAGCGCAGTCATTTTATCATATCGTTTGATCTTCTTCAATGTCCCTACGCTCTCACCCAATATTCGTATCTCTTCCTGTTCTATAGTGGATATCGCACCAGCCAATACATCGTTAAGTTTATGGATAGGCAGTAAGTTACCATCTTCGTCATATAATTCCCTGGGATCAGCAAACGCTATTTTAGCATATTCATTGATAAGATCGTCGATGGTGATGTTGTTACGCATCCTTGTCTCTTCGCGCATCTTATCGATAAACTCTATAACCGGTTTTCTGGTTAATAGATCATTGCCAGAAATATGCGGCATTTTGTATTTGGCGTACGCTGCCGACTTCGTAGCATTGGCATACGGTCCGGAAGTCACGTAATGTTCTACAAATATTCGCTGTTGAAGGGTGAGCTTCGTATAGGGCCTTGGAATTCTGTGAGCCATGATGATTAATATTTAACTCAAATGTAAAATAAATTTGCTTAAGTGGTTAATTATGTCGATTTTTGAATTATACTATCATTTTTTATCGATAATGGCTAAGAAAGCTAAACCCCGCACACATCGGCAAGTAAGGATTGAGGAACAGGTTGTACTTAAGATTGTCGATCTTAAAGCACCAGGGCAATCTATCGGCGGCTATATCAAACAATTAATAATCCCTAAAGATGGACTTAGTAATCCCATTGCTAATGGGAAGCGGCAACAACCATAGTGAACTACGGTATGCCCTTCGCAGCTTTGAAAAGTTTTTACCACATGATAATTTAGTTTTAATTGGAGGCTATCCTGAATGGCTGAATAAGGAACTTCTGAAAAATGGAGTTACCGTTATACCTTATAGAGACAGTCCTGATCCTAAATATCGAGAATCGAATATATATTTAAAGGTGCGGTATTATATAGATAAGTATAATAATGATCGTGAATTCATCTTAGCTAATGATGATTATTTCTTACTTCAAAATTGGAATCCTTATCCACCTTATCCATACAAGTCTACACTCTACGAAAGTTTTAAAGATCGTCATCAATTCGATCCGTACAAATCTACCATCGGTAATACATTACGTATTACGCATTCAGATGCTAAGAACTTCGATATACATGCGCCGATGTGTATAGACCCTGTTTTATTCCTTCGGATATTCGGTGATTCAGCAGATCGTAAAAATGTCATCGACTGGAAAACCCCATACGGATACCTGTTGAAATCATTATACGCACAACATCATTCAGGTTATAAGTGCGATGATATTAAGTTCAATAAGGAACAGGAATTGATTGATGGATTAAGAGACGAAGTGAGATATTCGGATGGTGCTATTTCCTTTCCTTATTTCTCAACTAACGATCCCGCATTCACTATCTTCACCGAAGAAATATTTATAACGCTCTATCCGCAAAAAAGTAGATATGAAAGCTAGTAATGGATTATTTTTTATTATCTTGGATGTATTTATTTTCGTATGCTCTTTATGTATCCTTTCCGGTTTCATCGTATGGATTTGGACAGGATGGTACTATGGTTGGAGAACACTACTATCAGGCATCATCGGAGAGATCGGTTGTATAGTTCTTAAGTCAATGTACCTATCTTTAATAGCATCTAATGCTGCAACGCAAAAACAACCATCAGTTTTTAAATGATACCGGTCAACTTTCCAGGCGCAAATATAGTGATACAGAAAAATCCCGGTACTCCGGACAGTAAAGCTATAGATGGTGCGCCTGCATGGTTTGGAGTTGACAAAGATAGGTACTATTCTTTCATAGTAGCATGGCAACCGAATGTAGACGATCTGAAAGCGATAAATGAAGGCAAACCAATATTTGTAAAAGTATACGCCATTGAAATACCTTCCATAGTATTACTTACTTTAGACGATAATGGCAATCCAAATTCGTAACCAATTTCACAAACAATAAAATCCATTTTACAATGAGTGTAGAAAATTTGTTCAACAACGATGAACAGAAGAAGAAATTAAAAGCCTTGGCTAATCTCTTTAACCCGGTGATCCAGGGTATCCGCGATCTCGAATTGCCTGCTGAAGAAGGTGAATTGAGCGGCGATGATATTGTTAAACACTTGGTAGGTGTGTACGCAGTTCGTCGCAAAGAGATCATCGACGCTCCTGTCGAGATCGGTACTAACTTTTCTATCGAGAAACGCACCCGTACCAAAAAAGTTAAGGAAGAAGCAGTTGCGCCTGGTGCCGGTGGTGTTGAAGCAACAACTACCAAAACACCGCCCGAATCCACGCCCGCTACCGTTAAAACTGTCCCTGCTAAGACAGGTAATAAAGGCGGGAAGAGTGCTACGAACAAAGCCGACGATATGGCTTCTTAGTTTCAATACTTCTAAATCTGTAAGGCTGGTGGTGAATAATCACCAGCTTTATTTTTAAACTTATGGTAATAACTATCCAATCTAAAGACGGTTCATATTCTTTCGATGACGTAAATGAAATTTGGAAACCTATATCTGAATGCCCGGAACATTATGAAGTAAGTAATATGGGGAGGATTAAATCGTTAGATAGATGGACTTCTTTTGGTGATAATAAAAAATTTATTGCAAGTAAAGTACTAAGTTTAAAATTTAGAAAAGGAAAATACACATCTATAAATTTAAGTGTTAATGCTTTTACTTTAACTAAATCAGTTCATATATTAGTAGCAAAAGAATTCATAGCTAATCCTTTTAACTTGCCTGCTGTAAACCATAAGAAAGGTCTAAAATGGGATAACAGATTTCACGAATTAGAATGGATAAGCTATTCAAATAATCAATTACATGCACTGGATATGGGCTTAAATACAAAAAGAAAATTGACTGCTGATGATGTGCGTTATATACGTGCATCTACTTATTCCGATAACATGCTAGCAGCAATGTTTAACGTACGTCCTGGAAATATTTGGAACATTAAAAATAATAAATCATGGAAACACATCGTTTGATAAGAACTAATGCAGGAATCGGGGATTGCGCGTGGATACTAATGAAGCTGATAAATACCGGTGAAAAGTTCGATTTCCATCTTAGCGATGGCTTTCCGCAACGCGGTAAGCAGATATTCGATATGCTTCCACAAGTCACTAACAGTTGTGAATACGTGCCGGGCCTTAGTTACAAAACAATACGTGAAACATCGAAGCAATATGATACGGCTACATGGGCTTCGATTGACGAAAAATCTTTTTCACTTTCCTGTAATCATCATTTGGAACAGGGGCGACGGATAGAAGAGTTTTTACCTGATCTGAAAATAACATTTGAGCTTCCTTATATGACAGGCCAGGACGGAGCTAACTTTTATCGAGAAAACCAACTGATGCCTGACTTATGTATTGGCATTTATACATCTGCTTATAATACATCGAGGCAATGGGGCTTATGGAATGAACGGCAATGGTTTGATTTTATTCAAAAGATATATGCCGAAAAACCTGAAGCTGTATTTTATATCATCGGCGCTCAGTGGGATATTGATCTCTCTAAGAACTTAATGCAGTTGTTAGAAGAGAATCATATTCCGTTTGTGGATACTATTGGACGTAACCTTGGCTATGTAATTGAGTTATTGCGATCACTCGATTATTTCATCGGCTTTCCATCCGGACTTTCCATTCTTAACGAAACACTGCATAAAAAAACCATGATGTTCTATCCTTACCATTTGAAGGACATGATGTATGCATGGGCGGAATTGGATAGGATAAAGAACCATCAGTATATTGCCTTATTACCGGACACTCCGCAAGGTGCATTCAACGTATTCGCTGATCAAAGTGGCATATTGTAATGGGCAAGTCAGCAGTTATAACGGGAGGCGTAGGCGATTGCGTTTATGCCATTCCAGTATTTCGTAAATTGGGCGTTGACTTAGTTTACGTAAAAGAAAACCTATACCACGAAGGTGAAGGTTCAATGTATACTACGCTTAAGCCTTTACTCGAATCGCAAGGTTTTGAATGTAGACCTACCCTTGCTGCTATAGACGGTAAGCCGTTAGGTTTTAATCAATTCGATCCCTCACTATCCTTTCATTATAACTTTGATGAATGGCGTGTACGTCCTGGCCGTGATCGTGTGCATATTATTAGAAATATGATGCTACACTATCGTTGCTATAGTGACGGATGGAATCGTCCTTTCTTGCATGGATTTGACGAATGGAAAGTTTTATCTGAAATAACACATCGTTCTACTAGGTACAAACCGAATCTACTATTCCTTACAGCAAGATGGCGTGATAACTCTCCCATTAAATGGGTTAATGTAATGGAAAAACATAGCCTTGACTGGACCAATACATATTTCATAGGACATGCCAATGATTTTATAAATGGTATGAATGAAGGTATCGATTTAAATCCTTTATGGACAAAAGACTTGCTAGATATGGCTACCGCTATCGCATATAGCAGAAGATTATTCTGTAATCAAGGTGTTGCCTTAACTATAGCACAAGGCTTAGGTAAACCCTATTGGTTGGAAGTAAAGCCAGGAAAAACTAACACGCTATTCTACACACCGAACGAACACATTTTGTAGCCTCATAAATTAGTAAAACTATGTCAAAAGAATTTATTGAAAGCATATTCGATCTGAATAAGCTAAAGAAAGAAGCAGCAGAAGTTAAAGCTATGTTTCGTGATGAAGAAGCCCTACGTAAATGGGCTATTGAACAAGTTATTAAATCTAACATTGATAGAGGTGTTAGTCGTTACACTTTAAAAGAAGCCGACGATCTTATCGCCTATGTGATGGGGAAAGAACGTGCTAAGTATTTTTTCACTCAGGACAATAGTAGCCATTGGTATATGATCCCTGTAACGCTGCGTGCGGAATGGAGGGAACTTATAACAAAAGACTGTGAGAAACATGACGAAATTATAAACGAAGATTTTAGTAAGTACCGTACAGGAGGCGGTATTGATCATGTAGAGTTTTATATCGATTAATTATCTACCTTCAGTTTTAGAACCCTTAGAGGTCAGCGGTGCAAGCCGAACTGACCTTTTTATTTTTTAAATCTTTACGTCAATGAATCATTTTATTATCAAAGAAAAAGACAACACAGAAACAAAGTATGTCCGCGATCATAACGGAGTGATCAAACAATTATATCCTGTTCCATACGTTTACGATAAAACGTATGTAGCTACTTACGATAATCTTCAATACGAACAGCGGTCCTTAGCCCTTCAGCGGTTACGTCTGGGATTTGTTGAAGCAATGTATGACGGCCCCATTACTTCTTTACTTGACTGTGGATACGGCAATGGCGCTTTCCTTAAGCATGTCATAACTTCAACTGAAATAGAGTTAGTGTATGGGTCTGATGTATCTCATGTTCCCGCCCCTCCTGGTGTTACTGAAGTAAGCGCAAAAGAAGCTATATCATTACCATTAAGTGTAATGACTTTTTGGGATTGTCTTGAACATTTCCCGGACCTTAGTTTTGTAGCTGATATAAACGCAGACATGATTGCAATATCACTACCTTACTGCCATTTTAATTCATTGCATTCGCCAACTGAATTTATTACTGAAAAAGCTATTACATGGTTCACTAATTGGCACCATCGTAAGCCCAATGAACACTTATTTCATTTTGATCATAATAGCCTTAGAAGAACCATGAAAATGTATGGATGGAAATGCATTGGCCTATCTAACTTAGAAGACGCAATACGTAAGCCGCGGGATCACAGAAAGAATATTCTAACAGCAGCGTTTAAACGATAAAAAAAGCCCGGTTGATCCGGGCTTTATTGTTTTAATTCTTATCTACCTTATCGAATAATCGGTGAAAATTATCCGCTATACTACTTAAATCTTCTTTTACTTTTTCATCTACTTCTCTCTGCATCATTAAAAATGCATCCTGTTCTATTATAGCCTGTATATGCTGACAGTAACGCATACGTGAAATAACGCGATGATCCTTTTGCAATCTTGATTCAGTTGCTACATACCAGCGTTTAGCGAGTAGTAAAGCGAACATGGCTTTTAATTTTAACATGGTGTTTATATTTTAGTGATTATTAATCTTCATCGATTTCTTGATCATCCGGATCAGAAAGATTATCTGCATCGCCGCCGTACTTAGTAATCAATACCCGAAGTTCGGCGCGTTCTGCTTTCTCTGTTACTAACATCTGTTCAAACTTACTCACTTCAATTATGCTAGTGATATTAGTTTCAATGATCTGCGTTAATACAGGCGGCTCTAATGCATCCACTTCCCAACATATCTTACCAAATTGAGCGATGTATTTATCCGCCCTGGTATCGGTCATCTTAGCCGGGTTAGGTGGTAATTTATATTGATCTACTTGTCGTTTAGTCAAACCGATATGCCGTACTTCAAAGCAATCGGAAGCAGTCAGCCCGGCTTTTTGAAATCTGCCGTTCTCGATCATGTAAGACAATCTTTCGCGGATATCTCTTACCATGTCTAAGCCACTAGGATCATGATCACCGAAATAAAGGATGTGAGTGAAACGTTGCGCCCGTATGTTATCTATTATACGGTTATACGCTTCATAGATCGCAGACGATGATGTATATCCTTTATTAACGCATAAGCGTACGTGATATTTGACAGTGCTTCGACGCAAGATATCAGATAGTGCATCTTTCTCCGTCCATAGCTCAATAGCTGCTTCCTGGTTCGCCTGTCGATCCCGGCGATATTGATTGTGTGTATCCTCTAAGGCTTCGGCAATACTGTCAACAGAATAAGGCAAGAACGGTACACGTCCGCGATCCGCAATTGCATCCCAGTCTACAATACCTGCATACCGACAATCGTCTAGTATATTACCTAACTTCTTATAAGCTGTCTGATGGTTAATGATCCAGTTCTTAGCCACTAATCTATAGTGCAATTGTCGTAGGGATAATGTGTATCCCATTTCCATATATTGTTCAACAATGTCAACAATATGTTGCACTATTTCTGCCTTATCAGCAGACCACCAGCGGACGGAACCGTCATCGTACTTACAGGCTATGTTAATGGTGCCGGTAAGCCGTCGTTTCATGAAACGTTCTTTCATTTGTTATGTGTATTAGTTAATGTATTAAGGCAATGAGTGTAGCTAGTAAATCCTAAAGATTTAGCCGTTAATTCTAATGCTTGTGTATGCGTTATGTTATTTAGCTTCTTTAACTTTTTAGCCTGTCGTTTGACATACTCAATGGTGTGTTTATTCTCATTTTGCATGGTCATGCCTATTATTTTGCAAGTATAATTATTTATTTTAACAGTACCAAATTTATTTTTTATGGTACATTTTTCCGGAAATGGCGTTGGATCATTCGCGGTTTTTCACGCTCAGCCGGCCTTAATTATTTCTAACATTATGTTAAGTAGCGTTACAACATATTAGCTATCAATGCTTTATAAACTGATTGATAATATCATGCGCATGAATCGAAATCATGCGTATGGTACATTTTCCAGGTAATACGCACGATTTCAGTTTATGCGCATTGCCCGATCTTTGATCGCGTGCTCTATCATTATGCTATCTCTGTACAGGGTGCTATCCCTGTATAACTCATATAAACTATCCGTCTCCGGGCTTCCCTGCCGGTAATACCGCGAACTATCGATAATAAGCACTGTATCTTTCCGCACACTGTCAGGTATGCGTGAATGGTCTGAAAACGCATTGTACAGCCGTTGCTCCTGGTAAGTGATCACCATCGCACCTATCAATAAAATACACATGCTAATAATTGCTACAGTTCTCATTTTATTTGGTTTTAGTAATTTAAATGATATTTGGCCTTCACTTTTTCTACCTTAGCCTTGACAGCTTCTAATAGGGCTTCCTGCATCCCTGTCTTATTCTCAATGGCAATCACTGCACTTATGTCTTCCGTGTCAGGGCAAGCCAGTGTGTAGTTCATAACAGGCTTTAGCTGCCCCTGCCGATCTAATCGGGCGATCCCCTGCTGTACCAATTCAAGATTATACGTGGGGCCGAACCAGACGATTATGCAACCCCCTGCCTGCATATTAAGCCCATACGCCACACTCGCCGGGTGAGCCAACAATAAAGGGATTTCACCCCTATTCCAGGCATCGAAGTCCTTTTTACCCTCATACTTCTTCCCACCAAATCGTTTCTGTATCCGCTCCAAATCATGTTTATACTGATAAAACACCAGCACCGGCTCACCATTTGCGGCTTCTATTATTTCTTCCAACGCGTCTAACTTTTCATCATGTATATGCACCCATTCCTTAACTAGTTTGCCATCGATATTAATTTCCGGCATATAGATAGCACCATTGGCAAATTGTAATAATTTACCTATTAATGCAGCACGATTAGGCGCGCTTATTTCACCTTGTCCTTCTTCCAATAATGTAAGCACTTCTGTCTCTTCAAACTCTTCATATCGCTTCATCATTTCCTTCGACAGCTTAACCTTATATAATATGTCTTTCCGTTCAGGCAGATCAAGATAATCTTTTGCCTTCATGCTTATACATAAGTCACCTATCTTATCATAAATAAGTTGCTTTGTCTGATCATCTTTAACACCATACTTATACACTATATGACCCTTCATCTTCAACGGTTTTAGAAACTCATTCCGGTAATAAGTTATCGTCTTTCCTAACCGCTCTCCCATATCCAATAAATACAATTGTGCCCACAGATCAGGTAAACCATTAGGCGAGGGCGTACCCGTTAATATAATTCGCCGTTTCACTTTTGGTAAGATCATTCGGATCGCCTTAAACCGTTGGGACGAAGGATTTTTAAAACTGCTGGATTCATCAAAGATCACCATATCAAATGGCCAAGCGGACGCGTAGTGAGTGACTAACCATTGCACATTTTCCCGGTTAATGATATAGATATCTGCTTTTACCTTCAATGCTGCCAATCGTTCATTCACATTCCCTAAGACTACAGACGTACGCAAATGGCGGGTATGATCCCACTTATCCCTTTCATCTGTCCATACTACTTCTGCCACTTTCTTAGGCGCTATTATTAATACTTTTGACACGTCCATTTCTCCATACACTACATCATCTATATGTGTCAAAGTGATAGCCGTTTTACCCATGCCCATATCCATAAACAACCCGGCAAATGGATTATCAAATAAGTGCTTTCTAGCGTGTGCCTGATAAGCGTGCGGATCGAATATCATTGTCTACTTCTTTAAAGAATTCATCTAATAATTCATTCGTATCTATCAGCCATACCTTCCAGTTGCGCCCAGCAAACTCCTTATGCACGAACTGTTGGCGCTTGCTGGCTGTCTTCTTCGTCGTTTTGATCTCTGCCCACCAAACCAGGGGGTGATCGCCCAAAAGCACCCGGTCCGGCATCCCGGTCTCACCGTCCGCCGTAAACTTTATCGGCTTCAAACCTCTTAGCTTTGCCTGCCTGATAAACCGATCTTCGAGATTCTTTTCACCTGCCATAATTACAAGTTTCGTTACGACACCCTGTTCCTATACACTTGATAGCGATTAAAGGATATTAAGGGTATATTAATGGTATACCCTTAATACTACCCCTTATTTCCCTTTTATATACCTATACTATACTATATAAAGTAATAATGTAACTATATAGTATGGGTAAGGGTTTCAGCGATTACTTTCGATTACAACCCGTTTTTTCGGTTTGTAACCCGTAACCTGAGATTTTTTAAAATCTCAAAAGTTACAGCATATCCCACCCTTTGGTTACGAATCCGCGCTGCGAACCGTAGTGCCACGTCCTAATAACTCGTTTTTCCCAATGCGGGTGTTTGGCTAAATAGTCTCTGATAAACCGGGTATTGTAATAGGAAGCATCTGCTTCCAGCTTTCCGAATGCCTCACACCATACTTCGATGGGCGACACTTTAACCCGCTGAAATGATCCCTCCGCTAACCAATCGCTAGGACTTTCCAGCCATGCCCGGCGCTCAAATATGGATCGTTCAGCCCAATCGAAGGCCAGGGGTTTGGCAAGATAGGTCTCAATAGTTTCCTGCCGAGGGTCTTGTTCCATATGTGATTCCTGCACATCCTTAGCTATCGATTCGGTTTCCACGTTCAAAAAAAGCTCCTCCCCCTCATGATAATAATGAAGTGCCTCCGCCCAAACTTGATTGACGAAGCCAGGGGTAAGCTCTTTGTAAACATTTTTGGTTGCAGCTTTCGGGTCTAATTTTACTGCCCAAAAACGTCTATTCCCTGTTTGATCGGTCAGAAAATCATCCTTATTTGTATTGCCGATAAATATTATCTGTCGGGGAAAGGAAGCGGTCCGTTTGCCGTAAGCCACTCTAAACCGGTCGGTTTGAGAAGCGGTGAACTGTTTGACAGCATCTATATCAGCTTTCTTAAATGCAGCCATTTCAGCAATTTCCATGATCCAAACTCCCTGCAATTGTTCCATTGCTTCCTTTATATTATGAAGGGAAAAGGTATCTGAATACCAGAACATGCCCATTTTACCGATAAACCAACTTTTACCAATCCCTTGCGGCCCTACTAGCGTTAATATATTGTCGTATTTAATACCAGGAATATGCACACGGGCGACGGCTGCAACAAAGCATTTCCGCGTAACAGCCCGAACATATTCATTATCTTCAGCGCCGAAGAAATCAATTAATAAAGTGTCAAGTCTAGCCTCACCATCCCACCCTATCCTAGCAAAATATTCCTTGATCGGGTGGTACTGATGTGAAAGCATATAATATCTAAATGCATCAGACGCTTTACCAGTGGATACAATACTATAGTTACGTTCTAAGTACACCCTAAATGCGGCATCGTCACTATCCTCTAAGAAGTCACCATATTTCTTTATAGTTCTCCACGGTAAATCTCTACAGGCAACTTCTCTATTTTCAAATAAATTATACTTAAAACAACCTTTTAAATTAGGGTCATTTTCTAAAATGATAACGATATTAGGTGATGTACATAACACACGTCCTTTCTTATCTACTTCCAGCTTCTTTAACCAGTCCGTATTTTCAGCATCCGTGAAATCTATATCTGCAAAATCAGATGCCGTATCAGTCATACGTTTAGTAAGCAGATCAACGCTTACACGTTTGTCCTTCATAGCAAACTCTTCCATCGCTAAATGGGACGGTCGTTTGTGTACAGGCGTATCCTTGGCTACACTTTCATCATCCAGCTTACCAAACTTATGGTGCCGCACCAGATCGAAGGCATTGCAGAGCCGTCCACTGATCGGATCGGTCCCGTGATGGCTAAAGGCCCATTTATCTTCATATAAGACAAGGCCCCCGGACGTAGACCCGGCTATGAAGCTCCACCGTTCTCCGTCCGCTGTAGGCGCGTATACGTCCGACAGATAGGTTTCCAGGGCCTCTGTGATCGAATAACAGCGACAGAAGGCCCCTACCACTCCCGGCTTCTCTGTAGGCTCTCCCTGCTTCTCCCCCATCTTCGATACCTTGGCTCTCTCCCGTTTAGAGATCGGCCACTGTGATACGTCGGTCCAGTCAATGTACTGGCCTAACACGGCATCAGCGTCTAACCAAGGCCCGTCATGCCATTCATAATAGTACGGCTGATCCTTCGGAGTGGAAGGCCAGTACATCAATCGTTCAGGCTGGTAAGTGGTAATATCGAAGACCTCTATATCCAAGGTCTCCGCGACCTTCCTGGCAATGGCCTGATATTCGTCCGCAAAGACCTGCCGGCTTAAGGGCATGACTAACCGGTAGCGTGGATGTGTCGGATGGTGCTTATGGGTTCCATAGATCGCAGCAGCATTGGGGAAGGCCATAATGACTTCCGTCCAAAAATCTTTCCCGCCAAAGTCTATATCGAGCGTAAGGAGGTGTCTGGAAGTGATGTTTGTCGATAACCGTCTCCCCTTGTTGATGATACCCCCTACGAAGCCCCCCACGTCCTTCTTTTCATCTTGTAGCTTCGGGGTGAAGCTCATGTATTCATCGTAGGTTTCGGAGGTAGGAGTGGTCTTGGATAGCCGTTTTAAAAGGTCTGACCATGCTATTTCTGTATTCTTCCAATTCGTTTCCCAACGGGAACGCCCAAACGAAATTTGGAGCAGTCCGTCATAAGTCGGTGTGGATGCCATTAATAAAGATATTGAACCAATGAAGTTAAGAGAAGGTTATTACACTTCAAAGGATAAGACGGAGAAAATTATAAGCAGGTATATTGATACTGAGCAGATTATTTGATATCTTCTTTGTCTACAGGATCGGTAGGCTTATCAGCGAACAGAGTGTTATCCCATTTCTTCGATGCCGCTTTGTACCCGGAGTAATAGGCCATGGCTAAGGTGACGATAATAACTAAGATGAAGATGAGAATAACATCGAGTGCAAACCATAAGGTGAAGCTAATTTTAATGCCGTATATCTGGTCAAGTTTTTCAATCATTTTTTATTATTTAAACCATCGATGTATCCGAGTGCATACATACAAATCCATGTACCAATTATACATAATACGAAATGGAGCAATTGCTCTATACTGAAAGTAAAATTATACATAGATTATTCTTTAGGCGGTTCAGGTAAAGGCATCCAGTGCGTGGGATTTAACGGAGATATAGAGATCGAAGATACTTCAGCCCATCTATAATTTCTATCGAATTTAGCTTTCACTATTCCTTTTTCAGAGTCGAAAGCTAATACAAAAACATGATCATTTTCCCAGGCTATTTGCCGGGTAATATTATCATCGTTATAAACCATGAAAGGTTCTGTACATGCCGGAAGTTGTTCACTAACTTTTATCCAATTCATATAATTTCTTTTATACCGTGTAAACGTAATTTTTCATTAATCTCTTCTAAGCTATGAACCCAATATATTTTATTACCTGTAAATCCGATATCCAAGCGACCGTAATAAGAAAGGAAGTATATGCTGCCTTCGTTTTCAGTTTCACCTATTGTAATTATCCTTCCGGCTGCTTCGTCTGGTTGTTCTTTAAAGCCTTTACTAATTAATAAAGCAGCTAATTTTTTAGATGCTTCATATTTTGATTGTTCGTCCATTCTATTTCTTTTTATTATATAAAGTGACAACTAACATTCAATTACTCTTATTTGTTTTTTGGCCTCCTTTAATTGATTTACTGCTGTTTCTAATTTCCTGGCTTTAATGAACAAACTTTTAACACTATCCCGATATGGTGCTATATAATGTTTGCCTAAATTCCTTTCAAACCATTTAAGAAATTCATCAGGACCATAACCAACTATTGCCTGTAAAGCACCGGCTTCACCTTCGGTCAATTCCAAATAAATAGTAGCGTTTACTTCTGTAATTATTTTAGGCATCTATTTTATTTTAATTGTTTATTCAACTCATGCCACGTAATTGTTACTACTGCAATAATGATTGCAATGATAACAATTAGTTCTACGTATTTCGAGAGAATTTTACGCATCTATTTCTTTTTATTACATAAAGTGATAGCACGTTTGAGCATCTGCCGACGTTCAGCCATACCTTTCCGGTCTTTCTTGCACCATCCGAAGTCATATTTATTATGACGTGTCGGTTCTTGCTGTTGTAATTCCGGGAAGTAGTTCATAACGGTATATACTTTCCTTTTAGTGATAAAAGCAAGTTGGCTGCATAGATGAAAGCGCATGCCTAGATCAATAGCAGCTATTAGACCCTGGTATATCTTCTTCCTACTTTGCGGTGTTTTGTATGGTTGCATTAGCGTAAAGAATTTTCGTAAGTATTTTCGTTCTCAATGCATCTCTTTATCCGGTTAACTTCCGTAGGAGCTAAAATAAGACGGAAGTAATAATAACGTTTAACTCCATTGGCTGGATTAACATAAGTAAATTTTGCGGATATATCCAGGCTGTTCGTGTAGTATTTAGCGATGGCTTGTTGAGATAAGTTAACGCGTAAGGTTAAGGGATGATCTTGCGTAATGAATGCCTTCGGGCTAGTTTGCGTCGATTCAGAATAGCCAACCCTAAGTGGTTTTCCACTATAGTTTACGCTGAAATAAAAAGTATCGACGTGTAAAACAAACGGTGACAGACTGAGTAACTGAAAAGTTAAAGTGTGGTTTGTGCTATCAACACAATCTATAGAACCAATAGCGAGATAAGGGATAGCTCGCATTTGTTCCACTGTCATTTCAGTAGGCGCATTATCCCAATGGAATATATTAGCAGGTGTTGGATACCCTTGTCCGTGAGGCTGTACGATCTCTTGTGCACTACTGAATATAGCAGACAGTAATAGCGCTATTATAATTGTGTATTTCATTTCTTTTTATCAGGCATTTTGTAAAGAAGTAAACCACCTTGTTTCACGTGCTGCCTTTCTTGTAGGCTAATAAGGAATAGTCTTTCAAACCAAGTTGGTTTATACCAGACATGGGATATCGAATCCCATGTATTACGATCTATTTTTATTTTATACATAGATGAATAAGCGAGATAACCACATTGCGGACATGAAATGGTGAAAGGAGTTACACCGGCATGCAGATTAATAGTGAAAGTTTCATGTAGATGTTCACAGATATAACTGTTGATGGCATTTTTATCTTCCACTATTTTATAGTTTTTGTATTGACTTCTCCACCCTTAATTGATTCAAACTCTTCAAAAGTATAATTGAATGGCTGACCTTTCCACATGCCAAAACGCTTAAGATAATCGTATTGGTATTTCAACGGGTTATCTTTTCTCCACTTAGCCATGTACTGCCGCTTCTTAAATTTCCTATACTCTTCCGTAGTCATACTTATTTTTTCCAGGTGAATACCCCATACCCTAAAGCTGCATACACTAGTATAACGCAGACAGCTAATAGAAAAGTTTCCACAGTGAATTTTTCACGTCGATAGTATATAATGTATAATACTACCATACCTATGCTTATAACAAAGCAGATAAACGACAGTATTTTATGGGTCATTTGTTTAGGCGATTATAGGAGTAATAAACTAATATGGCAATAGTGAGAATGAAAATGAAAAAGCCAAGAATATCAGTGCATACATTGTTAAGTGCAAATATAAATACGCATACGCGCATCATCCTAATAAATGTGATAATTACACCAGCTATCTCTGCTATGATGAAAGGCCATTTCATATGCGTTCGAATATATGAAATACCAATCCTGTAGTCATAGGAACAGCGCCGATAAATCGCCGTTCTTGTGGGAAAGGTAAGCCGTCATCAAAGTCAGGTACTTCATGTCCTGTTCCATACATGTCGATAATATGATCTACGGGTTTAGCATTGGGATCAACCAGTGCATATAAGACGATCTTATTATTTTGCTCCATTACGGATAGGATCGTACCTAATGGTAACATCACTATTTGCGTATCCGTTATTTCAAGCGGATACTTGTATATTTTTCGCATAGATCGAAGATAGGGGTTATATTTTAATTGTCAAAGTATTTTGACAATTATTTTAAGCTAAGTAGAAGGTTATAATCTATCTCATTATTTAGAGTAGCTTTAGCTATAGGAATAAGACATGCGAGATTAGATATACAGTGGAACATAGGAAGATCAGCTACATTAAAACGCATGATAAGTTCATCTGTCATAGAGATAGCTTGTGCAAATTCACCATCAGATAATTTGATAGCAAATACATCCATGTACCAATCGGTATCGATCATATCATTATGACCATTACCCCATAAATTAGCACATATAGTCCATTGAGATAAACGAGTTCTAAGGCCGGTCTCTTCTTCAAATTCACGTACCATTGCTACATTAGACGTTTTACCTTTTTCACTGTCTAATATTTTACCACCTACTCCATTATATTTACCTTTTTGCCAATCAGGCCGGTTCTTGCGGATCAGCAGTATTTGAGAAATATCGCTGTTGAAAGCGAAGCCTAGAACATAATCTATTTTATTTTTCATTGTTTAACTATTTAGCATTCTGAAAGTAGATCGTGCAGCTATAGCATTTTGTATATCGTGAATACGAATCTTCTACATCGAATTGAATTATCATATAAATTAGTCTTTACGATAAAAAAATGAAGAAGTTGTATCAGCATTTAAAGGTAAGCCAGTTGTCCACGGCAAAGGTGCTTTCATGATATCATTAAACATTTCTAAATTGATATCAAGCCCGTACGGTTCATCACTCATATCACAGCCTATTTCATCATGCACATGCAGCACGATAAGAAAACCCGCTGCATCGACAGCAAGCATTTTCTCGCCTAGTATATCCCGGCTAGTGGCCTGAACTATGTTCTCAACTAACAAGCCGCCATATAAAGGAGTCTCAATAAATCGCCTTGTTTTCGGATCAACCGTGTGACAGCATAATACTTCTTTTGTGAATTCATTCCCTGTCTTCTTCGACTTGATCGTAGACATTTTAACGATAGGCTTAAGATAGGATAGATTACGGCCAGATGGAAGCGTTATATGTAGTACGCCTTTATTCATGTAGAACTTCAGATTACGAAGCGTTACTACTTTTCCAGTCTTCACTGCTTCTACTGCACAATCTTCTACAGCATACCAAAATTTAACGATGTTCTTATTAGCATCGCGCCACTTACCGACGATATCCGGAAGTTCCTTTAAGTCCATTCCCATTTTCTCCGCTCCCATTCTTTTCAATGCACCTTCTCCGCCCTGATAGCCACAGGCCAGCTCGGCTACTTTAGCACGCGCTCTATACTTAGAAGTTTTGGTAACAGCTTCGATTGGCACCTTAAACATATTGGCACCAGTAGCTTCATATATCTTGCCATGACTATTAAATACTTCCAGCTTCCATTTCTCCCCCGCTAACCACGCTAATACCCTGGCTTCAATAGCGGAGAAGTCCGACATGCCTAATTCGTTGTTCGGGCTCGCTATAAGCGCCGTACGGATCAATTGTGCCAAGGCTTCAGGAGTATCATAGGCCATATCGATCAAGTCAAATTCGCCTTCTAATTCAAGCTGCCGAAGGGCTTCCAGGTCAGGGAGATCGTTCTTATAAAGATTGTGCACTTGAACCCCACGCCCCGCCCATCGTCCCGTACGTGCCCCGTAGAATTGGAATAGGCCACGGATACGACAATCGTCCATCATCATATTTAACATTGCGTCGTATTTCTTTATCGACGTTTTGCTGATCTGTTGGCGGATTTGTAGAACTCGTTTGACTGTTTGATTATCGCACGTCTTGATAAGTTCATGTACAGCCTCTTTTCCCAGGGTAGGTACTGTTTCATCGATCTCAATCTCCAACCACTCGCGTAGCTGTTTGACGCTTTTAGGATTTTGTAAACCTGTAAGCAACTTGGCTTCCTCGATAAGTTTTTCAGTAAAGATTTTGCTATGGTGTATTGCATTTCGAATAAGTATTGGATCAACTAATATACCTCTATCATTGATCTGCTGATCAAGTATGTATAGTCTTCTTTCCCGTTCAGGAATTTCAAAAAAGTCTATACGCTTACCGATTGACATTTCAGTCCAAACGTCCTGATCACAATAATCCATATATTGTTCCCACTTTTCGGGAAAGTGTTGAGGCAGATTGCGCGTACGCATACCGTTAGCCTTGGTCGGTTTACAGGGGATAGAAAACACCCGGATCAATTGCTTACCTACTGCTGCTTTCTTTGTATCCGTGTTAAGCGCTATACCTGCATCTTCCAACGACATAGGCAGTCCTAGCATCGATGCTTTGATCATCGTACATTCCCATTGAGCAGGGTCTAAGGTGCAGCCAAGATAAGCACCAATACAAGTCCGTTCAAACATCGCATTCCAGGCTATCTTTTTACAAGTTGAATCTTTGATCAAGGCTATAAGACTATCCGGTAACTCTTCTTTCGTCATGTCTATTCGATCCACATAGCCGCCGTTAATAGAATAGCTGAAGATAAGGATGCGGAAGGCAGGGGATGCCGCGTATTTGTAGAGGCCGCATTTCTTAAGATCGTGATCACTGAAGGTTTCAATATCTATATTAAGGGTGCTAGTGAACATTCCAGGTGTAATTGAATTGATTTTCTTCGGAAAGTTGAACGTAAAGGATTTTAAAATCGAACATAAGCGTAACTTTATTACGTACAAATTGATCGCCGTTATATGCTTGCTTAGGTGCTGATAACTCTAAGTGCGGATTTAAATCGATCATTACTTTTGTAACAGCATTCATTTCCTGCAAATCGCATTCAGCATAAATAGGATCGTAAAAATTCCTGATCAGCTTCAAAGGTAAAGAAATATAAAGCAGGTTCATAACGGACACCTTCAAAAATAAGGCTATTCCACATCTGATTGATCAGTGCGGAATAGCCTATATCATTAGCAAACTCATGCGTACAAATTGCTTCCCGTTGTATATTCTTTATCGGCTTTTGCATTTTCAATTTTACGTTTGAGATACCACATTGCTTTTTCCAAATCTTCGATCTCCTTAGCTTTGTCTTTCTTGCCAGCGCGGGAAATGTATTTTACTGCATTCCCTAATAAGAAATCGAGCTTTTTATCTTCAATGAATTCGATCACTTCGATCTTGCCATCAGTGTAATGCGAAGGGTGATTAACCGGATCGCTGTACGGAGTGCTAGTTAATACGGGTTGATCTATCACATCCATCTGGTCTAATATGGAATATGCGCAATCTGATTTAAGAATAGCTTGTAATTCAGAAGTACCGTAACGCAAATATTGAAAATCTGAATCAAACTTATTTTTAGCTTCTTCAGGCCAGTCTTTGCGATGTACGTATACATAATGAGCGCTAGGCAACATATTGCAATACCACGATTTCGAATCGGTCGAACGAACTATTTTTACAAGTTTCGTTTCAGGCGCAACATTATTAAAATCCTTTGAAATATATTGCGATCTCGGAATTATTTTTACATCACTTTTCAGAATAAATAAATCTCTCTTCCCTACTATTCGGTAATGCGTTCCTTTACCATCGAATTGAATACCACGCTCATTCTTTTCTTCTTTTGGCCAATCAGCTTCGTAAAAATACACTTCAAATTGCTCTCCTTTCTTCCACCAATGCGCCGTCTTAATTGCTTCCACTGTAAAGGTGGGTACACAGTCCTTTATCTCTTTGCCTTCTAATAATAATTCTTTCAACTGTTCTAGTTGGCTAAGGCTCAAATATTCATTGATGAAAGCAATAGGACCGGTAGGAAGTTTTATCTGTAAATCTAAACCTCCTTTATCATTGAAATGAAAAGTTACAATATCTCCTGTAGGTATCGTAAAAGATCGGTTGTTATTTTTGATCTCCATCGTTTAAGGCTTTTGATATGTTAGGAAAAATGGTATTGAACAATTGACGGATAGCATTTGCTATTTCTCGATGTTCTAACTGCGTATGTTCGTCACATCGGATTTGAAAATAGTGAATCCACGAACGCACCGACCCTTTCATATAGATCGTCGTTTGTGTAGTAAGCGGCAAGATCATACGGGCGCATTCTTTGGCTACACCCATATCAATAAGGCGTTTATATAAATCTTCGCTCTGTTTAATGTGATCTTCGATAAAAAAGGATGCTTTTTGTTCGCCTTCTAACTCATATCTATAAGGCATTTTAATGTAAGGATCAAATTCATCGGTAGAACTTTGCCGATTTTTCTCTGCCTGCTTCCGAAGCTGTACAGGCTCCATATCAGTTACAGCGGCATAGCGTTGACTGAATTCCTGGAAGCTGAAAGAACGATGCCGGAGAATTTGTTGAGCGATAGCGCGAGAGGTTTTGATTTCCACTGTCACGTCCACAAGTTCGAAAGGGGACCAATGCTTGTTACGTATGAGAAAGCGGATTAATCCATCTGCCGTCTCCATATTGGTTTGGTTCCCGGGATTGCTTACACGCGCTACATAAACGATAAGCTGTTCAGGAGTTAATTTACTGTCATTTTCATCTTGTATAAGACTGTCAGTAATTGAAATTAATTTTACTTCCATTTCATTAAAAAGTTAAAGATTAAAATAGTCAGTGTATAAAAATACACTGACTGTCATATGTCTAAACCAATATATGGGAAAAATTACAGCATGTCATCACCGGCTTCTTCGAAGCCTGCAAAATCTTCTTCAGCCGATGCACCGCCTGCCAAACGTTCACCGTCTTTAGTCTTCAGAATGTTTTGCAGAGAACAGCCGACACCTTTGCCTTTCTTATCGAAAGGAAAGAATTGTACAGTTGCATAACCGTAAGAACCGGAATACACTGCTTCTTCTGTACCGGGTACGTTGTTGTTATCAACACGCATCAATACACCGGGCTTCTTCGTGTTCCTGGCATTCACGAACATCATGCCCGCATAGGCTTCCTGATCCGGCTTTTCTACGTCGCCGTCATGCAGTGGATACTTAAATACAGAAGGGCCGGGCTTGACTCCTTTCCATAACTTTTTAATGCCTGCTTCGGTAGCGATCTCAATTCCTTCTTTGATCTTTTTGATCAACGCCACTTCTGTCTTCGGGATCAACAGCGTAACACTGTATGCTTCCTTATCTCCGTCATTAACTGCACGCGGAGTAAATGCATTCATGTAAGAAAATCTTGCTGGACCAACCATGATCCTTGTCTTGTCTTCAACTTTCGCGTTTGTCGTTGCCATCTTGTTTACGTTTTTACGATATTAAAAATAATAATTCACTGAATTAATTCAAGCTGTAATTCTATGATAGGTATAACGGTTATTGACCGTAACCTATGCATACGCAACTTCCGTTTCTTCTTTAATGGCCTCTTCTTCGTCTTCATAGTAAGGTATAAATAGAGAACTTGCATACACATCAATTGGTCCAGCTTCTGCAAGCATATAATAGTCCATCGGTAAAGGTCCGTACATCGTCAAAAAACCTTTAGGGAGAATATCACATACTGTATACGCTTCACCTACGACAAGTTTAAATGTTACCGGATTGTCACTAACAGCGCCCCAATCGCCTGTATCAATGCATAAGACTTTCATTCGTCTTCGATTTTAAGATCAGCAAAATCTTGTTCAGCGGGTCGGTAAATGGGCCGCGGATCATCGGCAGAAACCAAGGCAGGCTTACCGGCAGGCTTAATAATGAGATCAGTAAGATAGCGATTAAAATCTGCTTTACCAAGCTCTTTTTGCATATCAGTTAAGCCTTTCAGTTTTTCCGGTTGCAAGATATCAGACAATTCATAACCCTTTTCAATGAGCAGTTTTTTCACTTCATCCTGATCCTTGTATCGACGGTTAGATTTACCTTCGATGATCTTTAACCCTGGCCATTCACGACCCTTAACAGCTTCCGACAATGCATAATCCGCAACGCCTTCTAACCAGTTGGTAAAGTTCTCATATCGTAGATAAATCTCTACGATCTCTTCATCGGTTAATAAGTCAGCGCCTTTAAAGTCGAAACGCGCTAGCTCTAACTGATAATCTGCATTAGCCTTGCATGTTGTTTTGGCACGACAGAACCGACAGTGCTCACCGGGTTCATAAGGGCCGTCGCCATTGAAAGCCAATCGTGCTTTAGGGATTAAGGTCTCGCGGCCCCAGGCTAATAGCTCTTCAACTTCTATCTCGAACGTGTCGATGTGGTCTAAGCGCGGCTGGTGAATGGTCATACGAACAATATCTATGTCGTACAACATGGAATACCGTTCATACGAACCAAGTCCGTAGATCATCAACTGTTTATTCTTTTGTGCAGAGACTTTTACCCCCTTGCCGTACTTAAGATCGACGAAATCGAGGATACGGTCACTGATGATATTCACATCGCCTGTACCGAAACTTTCCGGTATGTATTTGGTCAGATCAAGCCTTGTTTCCAGGTGGATAGCAGCATCTTTATTACGGGTTAACGCTTCGTTATATCGTTCCATGACGAAGCCAGCATAATCGTCAACGTGGTCAAGCATATCCTTACCACCATATAAAGGGTGGGCTTCAAATTTCTTCATTTGCGCGTCATAGGTCTTCTTAATGACGCGATTGAGCTTACGATTAATAACTAGTTCAGCTATAGCATGAGCAAGTGTACCTTCTTCGGCAGCGGTCCCCGCCGTATCAGAGAAAAGTAATTCGAGTCGTGCAGAAGGTGTACACGCTAACCAGCGCGATGCACCGGATGGTGACAGTAAGGCGTGTTCAGACATTTAAATTAATTTATTAAGGACTACTGATGTTTCATTAATGTCCTCTAAAATTCTTGAAAGTTTTTTAAAAAGCTGATAAGAAAGCTGGCTATTGTTGATATCCATTTCTAAAGATTTACAGAGCTTATCTATTTCACGGAATTTCAACGTATATGATTTATCAGCTTCATCACTTACTGATATCCGTAAGTTTTTCCATCCGTACATGAACTGTCCCGGCATAAGTAGAAACCGTATTGAACTGTCATAATGCGATGTGCATGATTTCCACAATAATGCAAATTCATCATCAGACAAATTAATATCGGCTTCTACTTTAATTGAAAGTTTATAGCACATATAAACTATTTACCGGCGATTGCGTTCAATTCGACTTCGAATTTCAACAGGTCTTCCGCGGCCAGAGTGGTAACATTCTTGGCCTTGTACTTTTCCAGCAATGCCCGGTTCGCATCGATATTACCCGCCTTGTTCGATTCGGTGACCGTAGCGCGTAATCTCGCCCGTATGTCGTCTTCGGATTCGCCTTTAGGTTCGGCAGCTTCAGGCTGTTTTTCTTCTTTCACCGGCTTAGTATCGGCAGCGGGTTTGATAGTCGATGTTGCACCGGTGATGGTAGCACCAGATACACCGGCAACGATTTGAGCGAACTTTAATAAATCCTCATTGGAGTTTAGCGAAATTGTAAGTGTATACATTGTTTAATTGATTTTCTTTACCATTTTGTGACGGTTACGGGTTTAAGCATTAACGGCACTTTCTCATGATACATTGTTTCTATAGCCCATTCCGTACAACATTCATTGCAAACTATTACTTTACCTAATAGGTCATCGGCAACACCAAAAGGTACAGCGGAAGCCGGAAACTCGCCCATACAACATTTACCGCCTTTACTTTGCTCTTCCAACTTTGCACCACATTCCGGACATTTAAAAATTACCGTGTCGAAGCAACCCATTGTATATGATTTACTTTTTATGTAAGTTACCTATTCTACTATCTTTGCATGTGTCAACATATTTTTTAGCTAGTACTCTGTTAATAAACTTCGTCTGATACGATCCATCTGGCTTACGTGCAGGGTAGCAACTGATGAAGAGTAATATAAGGAATATGTATCTCATCGCGCTTCGAATGCTTGTATACGTTTATAAATGGTAGTATTGCCTATATACGTATACCAGTCATTTAAGAAAACCGGGTCTTTAGTTGATAAACCATCTTCGATCTGTCGAACAGCATACATAGACATAGTATGTTCTTTATATCCTATAAATGCAGCTATTTCTTTATGCGGCTTAGTAGGGTATAAGCGTTTGGCAAGATAACAAAAAAGAAATTTACAAAATGATATTTCCCGCTTACTTTTTTTCACTCTCTGCCGCTGTACTTCTTCTATCGGCATATTCATGACCGTACATATATCTTCCAATATCTCTTTTAAGGTAGGCTTACTTTTAACTTGTGCTTTGGGTATGATACGTACAGATGCAAAATATACAATAGAGTGGATGGAATACCCTTTAAAAGGAAAATTAGTTTTATCACGTTGCCTTGTTATTGCTTGTTTTTCCAGAAGCGCTAACATGGAAGTTCTACCTGCTGCCTTACGTCTTTGGCTCACTTCTTCTGTAGAATAGGATAGACCTAACCGTTTCATCCTATATCTAACTGATCCCTTTTTAATGCCTAACGTCTTCGCTAATTCAGCGATGTATTTTGTTTTATAATTGTCAATCAAGTATTGATCTTGAAATTCTGATGCCAGTATTTCCATATATCAAAGCTAAAACCTAATTTCTGAAATGTCAAAATATTTTGACATTTTAATTTTCTTCTGGTGTTTTTAAAATCTCGCCTCCTTTTAATCGGGCAATCGTTTCTTCAAGTGATTTAATCATGTCTTCACGATTAGCATTTGAAATATAATTAGCTAACCCTGGTTTATTAAATTCGAAAACAATAATTGCGAAGCCAAGTCCAGGAATTGTCTTTTTTATAACATCTCCTAATTTTCGCATAGCAATTGCGCCTATTTGGTTGCTCATAATATTATTTTTTCAAAAGACTTTCTAAGACAACACGGATCGTACGGAAATATTCGACCACTTTAGCCGATTGTTCGTCCGTTAATCCACGCTCACCAGATGCCGCCCGGCTTAAGGTGGACTTAGGAATACCTGTCTCGCGTTCGATATCATTTAACCTGAAATAGCCTTTGTATTCCTGAAGGAACGGTATTAATCTGTCATTATGCATGTCCAAAAGTAGTCAACATTCTTTGACTATGCAAATAAAATATTTTGTCAAAGTTCTTTGACAATTCAATTATTAATTGTAGGTTTGTTGAAACAAAAGCAAAAAAACTCATGTCAAATCAATCAGTAATAACTAAAACACATACAAGCTATGCGGTATCTTATGAAAGAAATACCGGCTATTTCGTATCTTCTGATTATAGCAAATACAATGAGAGACTTTCCATGTATTATGCAGGAGAGATACCTTATGAGAATGTATACGGTTATGAACAAGCCTTAGAACATGCAGAAGAATTGCGTAATTATATTTATAATGGTGAACTTATAAATATGGGCAGGAATTTTGTTGTTAAAGTTATAACGACAACTAGTACAGAAATTCCGATTAATCCGACTAATCTTGGTGTATCGATGTACGTTAAAAAATTCTTTCTCGAAGAAACACCATGTCTCCCCGATCTCTGGATTTCAAACGTTAAAAGTTTAACTGATCTTCAAAAACGCGTATTTATAAATGAAGCTACTACGAAAATAAAAGAAAATCCTGATCTTGAATTTGTAATGAGTCAAGTACAGAAATTCATTATACAGCCGGCGCAAGGATCAGCAGACGCTAAAAAATGGGCCGCTGCTGTCAATGTTCACGGTGTATGTTTTACTAAAAAACAAGCTAGACAATTTTTCAATATGGTAGCTAAATGCCGAGAAATTATTAATATTAAAATTACAACTGTAAAATAGATATTATGGAATTCACAAGAAAACAACGGCAGCGCATATACGAACAGGCGCTTACAATTTATAAAAATTTTAAACAGCCTATCAAAGCAGGTATTTGTTTGGCTTTATCACAGTCAATAGAAACTACTCAACATATAGCTGAATATAAATGCGAAAATGATTTAGCCTATTATCATATGGAAAATGAATTTCCGGAACTGTATGCGCAAAAACCGAAACACTATATAGACGTGTATTGGTGGGATGTTTCAGATAGGAAATCACGCATTAAGGCATTTCAAAAGGCCATCAATCTTTGTAACCCCAAAAAATAATCAACATGGGAAAACTAATAATGAGAATCACTGATGACCGTGACAACATCGACTATTATTTTGAATGGTCCACTATGGTAGATGCTCCTGTCACGTATGGCATGTCATTGGAAAATTTTAAAAGATATTATGAAACTGAATACGGCAGATCGAGCCTGATAGATTTAGAAAGCAGGTTGAAACGTGTTGAATTAACTGGCTGTTCATCTTTGATAGGTGAAACTTTCGATAATTGTTTAAGACTTGCACAAGCGAATGGTTCTAAGTTTACTAAAATAGATATTTTAGATACTTTTAGAATACATCTTAAGGATAAAAAATAATCAACATGCAGGTACATCAGGTTAGGCAGATAATCTACAAAGACGGAAGTAAGAAATGGCTACTTATATTCTCTCAGCCTACTAACATTCTAACAGTTGTAATGAATCCAAAATCTAGACTATCAGGTGGCTTCGAGATAACACAAAAACAAGCTAGTTGGTTAGTCGCAATGTATGGATTATTACCTGAAAGCAGGGAAGAAGGAGGTAAATTAATTACTGATTATAATCCGACACAATCATCTGATATGCGTGATTTTGAAAATGCAGAATTGAAAAAATCATTAAAAGCGTATCGCAATGCTGTAGGCTATCTTTTTCATTTTTTAGAAGATACGGAAGATGAATCAGAAGCTAAAAAATATTTAGATGAAATAATCGGGCCGTATCGCAAGAAAAAATAGTTGTCAAAAAACTTTGACATATCAAATTCGTACCCTATATTTGCTGTATCAAAAAGCAATACACCATGTCAAATTTCAAACCCTCTATTTATCAGCAAGCTATCTTTGATTTTATTGAAAACGGCACCGGTAACGCAGTGATCAACGCGGTAGCCGGATCAGGTAAGACAACTACCATTGTAAAAGCCTTAGAACTTATCCCAGCCGATGCATCTATCTACTTCCTGGCTTTTGGTAAAGCCATAGCCGAAGAGATCAAAAGCCGTGTTCCTTCTTACGTCAATGTATCTACCTTACACTCCCTTGGTGCTAAGGCGTTATATGCAGCCAGGAAAAGCCAGATGGACGATAAGCGGGTATATAATGTCGTAAGCAGCTTACGCGATAGCTGGTATAACGAAGACCCGGAATTAGTGGATGCCGATTATCTCGCCCGCGTTCGCAAGCTAGTGGACCTTTACCGGTTGAACTTAATCGAAAATCCTACTGAAGCGCATACAATGGCGGTGAAGCATGGCATAGAAGTAGTCAATGGTGAATTGACGAAGGCTATGGAAGTGTTGCATGTCTTAGACGTGGATAAAACTACTCATGACTTCGTTGATATGCTGTACATGGCTGCAACAGAAAAAGAGATCAAGTTACCGAAAGCGGATTGGGTATTCGTTGATGAATGCCAGGACTTGAATAAGGCGCAACAAGCGATGATCCGCAAGATGATCCATAGCGGAACACGTCTTATCTTTGTTGGCGATCCACACCAAGCCATCTACGGCTTCGCCGGGGCCGATAGCGAATCGTTCGAAACCCTGAAGCGGTTCCCCAACACTATTGAGCTTCCATTATCTTTCAATTACCGGTGTGGTAGTAAAATTATCGCATACGTGAATGAGCTTCTTCCAAGCATTGATATCAAAGCACATGATGGAGCTATTGAAGGCGAAGTTGAACAGAACGATACAATTAAAAATATAAAAGATGGTGATATGGTGTTATGTCGCAATACAGCGCCTTTAGTAAAACTTTGCATGCACTTCATCAAGATGCATTTCAAGGCTTATATTAAAGGTGGTGATATGGGTAAGCAACTGGCTACGCTGGTTATCCGTAGTAAGGCTAACACTATCGAACAATTCGAGCAATGGCTTGAAAAGGAATTGCGTATCATCTTTAGCCGGATCGCTAAGAAGTCCCCGAAGATGACTACAAACGAGATCAAGGAAGAGCCTGCTTACATGGTTATGCAGGAGAAGATAGAAGTTTTTCAGGCCATCGTTGATAGTGCCGACGTACGCACACCGCAACAGTTGATCACCTGGATCAATGAACTTTTCAGCGATAACAAACGCGGCATCTGCTTCAGTACTGCACACAAGGCCAAGGGCCTGGAAGCAGACAGGGTATTCGTTATTGATCGTGAACTAATGCCCGCACCTTATGCACGTAAGGAATGGCAGATCGTACAAGAATACAATTTGCTTTACGTAGTGCTTACCCGCGCTAAGCATTACCTTGGCTTCATCGAAGATTGGCATTACAAGAAAAAATAGTTTTTGCTTTTTGATTCTGTCAGCCCGCTGCCGTCAATGGAGCGGGCATTGACGGTAAAAACAATCATAGTGTTACAAAAAATAATCTCAGGAGGCCAAACCGGTATAGATCGCATGGCGTTAGAAGTAGCTAAGAAATTAGGCGTTCCTACTGGTGGAACAGCGCCGAAGGAATACCGTACAGAAAATGGTCCTGACCCTTCATTAGCTGGCTTTGGCTTAATAGAAAGTCCTTTTTATACGTATGATGCCAGGACCAAACAGAATGTCTTAGATAGCGATGCTACGATCTTGTACGGCAATACCCACTCAGTCGGATCACGATTGACTATTTACTACTGTAAGAGGTTCGGCAAACCTCACTTTTGCAACCCCACTGTCGATCAATTTGAAGACTTCATTTTACTGCATAATATCACTATTTTAAACGTTGCAGGCAACCGTCGTAGTTCATTGACAGCCAGTAATTACGAACGCCTGGAAAGTCTGTTCTACGAAAGTCTTCAAAAAATAATTCAAAAATAGTTGTCAAAGAACTTTGACAATTCAAATAAAGGTGCTATCTTTGATCTATCAGAAACGAAGTAATAAATTTAAAATAATCACGGACGGTTACACATCGTCAGCCCGCTACCTTCACCGGAGCGGGCATTGACGGCAAAAAACCACTTTTATGAAATCTCTGATCCAGAAAAAAGCAGTATTAGAAACCGCAATCGTTATTCTCGCCCTGGCCGGTATAGGCATACTCGCATGGTATGTATCTACTGAAGCATGGTGGAATCATATAGCGCAATAACATCGTCGGGCACCCGCTTAGTTGCGGGTTTCGACGGCAAAAATAAACCGCATATATGAAACGCTTAATCACCATCATCGTACTAACCGCTTTGCTTGCCTCCTGTAACACTTCTAAACTTTTTCACGGCGGTCCTTGTTCAATGAATAGAGGCATGGTTGGTTATGGCGCTAGATAGTTTCTAGCAATTGATCTGTCGGGCACCAGGGGTAACATCCTGGTTTCGGCAGTAGTGGACCATGAATATGAAATATTACAGCGATTTAAGAAAGGGGATGAAGCCGCTCTATCTTACATATTGAACAGTTTGAAGCGCGTTACTACATCAGTAGTACAGAAGATTGTAAGGGATTGGGATCAGACAGAAGATATAGTAATGGAATCTTTTGTAAAACTTTGGAACCATAGGGACGATATAAAATCATGGGATCATCTTAAAAATTGGTTGATAAGGGTTGCTAAAAATGCAGCCATAGACCATAAACGATACACATTGCAGTCTGAAGATTTATACGATGAAATACCTATAGATGACAGGGAGATAGTCCTTGCCGAATATATGGGATTACTATTCTCATTCTATAAAGATTTACCTGAAAAACAAAAACATATATTCCGTATGCATTTTATACAGCGTAAAAGTGCACATGAAATTTCTAAAGAATTGAATGCTGCTCCTCAAACTGTAGCTAACCGGATATCTACGTTAAGGAAGAAGATTAAAAAAATTTAAAACTCAAATATTATGCTTACAGATCAAGACGGCGATTTAACTTTTACAGGAGGTATTAGTTTGGTAACATTAATTCTTGTAATTATTGGCAGCTTCATTGTATTGTGCATGTGGGGCTGTCCTAAATATTCAGTATACAGCGCTCGAAAAGAAGGTGAAGCCATTCTAGCGCATGCACAAAGTTCGAGAGAAGTTGCTGTAGCTGAAGCCCGCGCTAAAATGGAATCGGCGGCATTATTGGCCCAGGCCGATACTATCCGAGCGCATGGCATTGCAGAAAGTAATAAGATTATCGGTAGATCATTGGAAAATAATCCTACCTATCTGCAATGGCTATTCATTGATAATTTAAAGGAAACGAAGGATCAAATTATTTACGTACCATCCGGTAATATGGGGTTGCCTATAACTGAAGCGGGTAGATCGACTTTGCGTAAAACGCCAATTGATTCGACAAAATAATTTAACTTCAGCGGTTACCTTCCGCCTTTTACGTTTTGGCCTGAAGGTGCGACAACCGTAGGCAAAATAAAAACGCACTGTTCGAAACCCGGCGATATGTCTGATCAACATAGAACCGGGTTAAGGCAGTAAAATGAATACTGAAATCGTAGAATCGCTTTATAAAAGCCATTATAACTATTTCTTTGTCATCGCCTACCGGATTTGTGAAAGTGTAGACATGGCTCAGGATATCATACATGACGGTTTTATAGGAGCGTTAAGAACGGAGGAGGTGTTTACCGATTCGATCCATGCCAGGAAGTACCTAACCGGCTGTATTAAGAATGCAGCTTTCAAACGGATCGCCAAAGACAAGCGTATAAAAGCTATGCGTGTGGACTTCCTACAGGCTGATAGAGGGCCTGATCTTCGTGGCTGGTTGATTGCATCTATACAGAAAATAAGGCATCCCCTGGCCAAGGTGATCGTGCGAGAGCGGTATGTAAATGGTAAGACTCAAAAAGAGATACTTTCCATTTATGGGATCAGTAAAGGATATGCTATCAACTTAGAAAACAAAGCGATCAAACAGCTTAAATTAATAATGGTATGAAAAAGGAAATAGTTTTTGATCTCGGTAATATTGCAGGACGAACTAGTCATTTCTATACGGACGGTGATAACGGCAATTGCAGAAGCATACAAGTAATAAACGATGCACAGAGAAAAGTATTAGTAATTGATAATGATGGCAATGGGTTGTATTATACTGGCTTTCCCTTTATTTTAAAAGAATACGGAAAATAGTTGTCAAAGTTCTTTGACAACTAAAATAAAGGTGTTATCTTTGGGCTATCAAAAGCATAACACTATGGCAAAAGCAAATACTATGAAAGTCATTCTTAATAGGATCGTCTTTAATTTCCACCAGGGTGATGTTATTTATTACCCTACCGCTTCAGCCGGACAGTATAGGTACGAAGTGTGGAGATTAGGAACTATTGCAAGTATCGGAGACGCTACGCACAATCCTAACAAAACAAATGCAGCCGGATTGCTTAAATATATCCTCCCCTTAAATCTACCACCTATGAGAAGTAAATTAGAAATAGAGCGCGATCAGTGGATCGCTTTAGCACTCTCTTCCGTTAAACCAAGTATTGATCGTATAAATGATTTGTATGAAAGACCTGAATGAGAAGAAACTTATTTCGTTTGATCTATCCGATGGAGATAAGAAAAAAGTAATAGAGCATCTTCGGGAAAAAGGTTTTGCTTTACCTGATCAAAAAGTGAATGCACTCCCTGCCGACAATAAGCAAAACGAACCAGTTGATAATTGGCATCCTGATCAATCTTTATAATTATGGCACGTCTTAATATAGATAGACAAAAGCAATTAGAGCCTGCACGTATGCAACATGCGATTGATAGGCTAACTGCATTAGGTTTAACTATTACATCCCGTGATAAAGTTGCTATTAAGTTTTTATATAAAGGTGAAACAATTACGTTTTGGCCTTATTCCGGATGGCATAGCGGTAAAGGGATTAAGGACGGGCGCGGTTTGGAAAATTTATTGAAACAGTTGAAATAAATTTGCGCATGTCAAAAGTCTTTGCTACTTTTGACTTCTAACAAAAACAGTTCTTTGACATAAATAATTACAAGCGGCTATCAAGTCAGTTACTTCATCGTGTCACATCGTACGCGTTGCCAATCCGGTCAGGTGATAACTGGCCCCGGAAAGGACAAACTATACTGATTTAATTTTTCCCTTGTATACTTTATTGCAGGTTGCTATTAAGTCAGTTACTTCTACTCAGAAATTGCAAGTTCGAACCTTGTCGATATCCTTGCGGTATCGTCGCCCAATTGGTAGGGCAATCACTGATTTTACTTTTCTCCTGCATATCTTATTACGGGTTGCTATTGTATGCGTTACTTCCCCTCTTTGGGTCCGTGGTTCGATCCCACGCATCCCGACAGCTATCGGGATGTAGCTCAGTTGGTAGAGCAAAAGATTTGCTTAACGGCTATACGCGTACGCTTTTTCTCCCGTATACTTTATTTGCAATGGCTATCGTATGGGTTACTTCAATCCAGGCTGACGAATCATCGGTTCGAATCCGGTCTAATCTTAGGATTAGTAGTGTAGTGGTTAGCACGCGAAAATTTCCTGTACACCTTTTCCTTGCAAACTTATTTAGAGCGGCTATTGTATCGGTTACTTCAATTGTAATGACGGGTCGGAGGTTCGAGTCCTTCACTACTCATGAAAATGGGCAGTTAGCTCAGTTGGTAGAGCACGAAAATACCCGATGCGCTTTTTCCCTCTAAAGTTTTTTTACGGCGGCTATTATGTGAGTTACTTCGGTTAACAGTAGCCTACGAAAATTAGGCTTCCTGTCGTCGATACGGTTCAATCCCGTACGCCATATCCAAAAGATATGTACTTGCATAGACTTTACCCCGTAAGTTTTTTACAGACAGTTAGAATTTGTGTTACTCCGGGGATTGCTATCGTCGTAAAAGACCCCTTCAAAGATAGACGCTGTTAAATCAGTATGACACAAATCAGTTTCCTTCTGTAATTTTTTATAGGTAGTATCTGTAAGCGGCAGAGTAAAGGCGATGCACAGCAGAGAAACCGCGAATGCCAAAAGGCAAGTGCTGGGCCACTACCTTATTTTATTATGCGATCTTCGTACAACGGTAGTACAGCAGATTCCAAACCTGCCTATAGTGGTTCGAATCCATTAGATCGTGCAATTGCATACTACTTTTAGGTTAAAATCTATAAAGGAATTGCGAGAAAGCGTAAAAGCCCTTTTAATCAGATTAGTAAGGGGTCCGACGAAGTTAGTCACTTCCGAGAGTGTAATGCCTGAAGTACGCGATTAGAAGATACTTGACGAAGACCCTAGTGGAATGACTTCCACTAGGTTCGAAAACTGTCTGATAGTGTAACGGTTAACACAGTAGATTTTGGTTCTATTAGTCTTAGTTCGAATCTAAGTCAGACAACAAGGTTAGAGGATGTTCCGGTAGTCGCTGATTACCTAAGAACTACCCTCTAACCAAACTTAACAAGGGAGCAGTGATACGGCCATGACTCCGGGTAATATAAACATTGGCCTGTTTATGGTTCGGAAGGGTTATCACACTCCTAAGTTTATTGCAGTGGCTATAGATACCGGTACTTCCTGTCACGAAATATCCCGGTATCAGTTTTTTCCCTGCATACTTTATTACAGTGGCTATAGAAGCGGTTACTTCAAACTTTAGGTGTTTAACAATTACCCGCTTCGCTTTTTCCCTGTATACTTTCTTCCGCCTGCTGTGGCTCGAAGGATGGCTACACATGAGCCCCTGTTTCGCTGACAGGGGCTTTTTTATTTATATAATTCGTCATCAATCAATACACACAATATGTCACGTTTCAATCAACAAAGCACATCCGCATTCAAACCGGACACAAGCAATCTAGCCGGGGGATCGGCACACAGCATGAGCCCTATTAAAGAGATCGTAACGATCTTATTCACATCCTTCTTAACTGATAAGTTCTATGAAAAAGCAGATCAAACCGTCGCGCGGCTTTCTGTCTTAATCGCAGCACTTCGAACTGAAGCGGATAAGAAACTTACAGCAAAGGCTGTCATTTATGCCAGGACGGTTTTTGGTATGCGCTCTATCACTCATGCGGCAGCAGCAGAACTATCCAAACACATCAGCGGCTTCAAATGGGCGGCTGATTTCTTCACTGCTGTGATCTACCGCCCGGACGATATGACGGAGATTTTCTCCTATCTGAAGGCCCAACAAGGCAACAAAAAGAAATTCAAGGTGCCGGTAGCAATGAAGAAAGGTTTTGCTGTTGCCTTCGATACGATCAAACCGTATTCCTTGGCTAAATACCGGTCCGATGATAAATCGGTGAAGTTGGTGGATGTTATTAATGTCTGTCATCCTAAGCCCAATGAAATGAATGCAGGCGCATTAAAGCAATTGCTGAAGGGTGAACTGAAGCAGGAAGAGACCTGGGAAGCAATGTTATCTGCTGCCGGTAAAGATGCCGGTAAAAAAGAAGCAGTATGGACAAACCTATTAAAGGAGAAGAAGCTAGGCTATCTCGCCCTCTTACGGAATATCCGTAATATCATCGAACAAGCACCTGCGGCACTTCCTTTAGCCTTAGAAGCGTTAACAAGTGAAGCCTTCATTAAGAAGTCACTCATTCTCCCTTTCCAATATATGACGGCATATGAAGAAATGGTGAAGCTGGGGCCATCCATATCAAGTCAAGCGCGTATTGCTATGGTTGCCATA